ATTCATAACGCCGATACATACGTTATCTCTAAACAATGCCACAATAATTGCTGATGATGCGTTTGTAACTAAGAATGCAAATGACTGTGATATTTTCAATGATCCGCCTGTTTGGCTTGGCGTAAACACCTGTGACCAAAGTTCAGTGCCTTCTGTAATTAGTGGTGCTGTTGTTGTCTGTACGATAATCGTTGTACCTGACAAAGCCGGAACTGTGCCAGAAACTTGTTGAATTGATTGTTCTGTACCTGGCGTAAACAACTGTGTATTCTGCCATTCACCTGCGCCGCCATCGTAATATACAACATCACCAGAGGCTGGTGCGGTTGTGTTAACATCTGTTAAGTTATTAAGTACTAATCCATCAGCATTAACAGATAATGTTTCGTTTCCAGCATCGTTATTCTCTACTAGTGACACGCCTGTGCCAGCTACTAACTTACCATTTAAGTAACCACTTGTTGTATCGTTTGCAGACACTTTGACTAATACGTCTGAGCCTGCTCCTGCTGGTTGGTTAACCCAGTCGCCGCCTGCGTATGTTAATACTTCACCGTTACTTGGCGTTGTTATTATAACGTCTGATAAATCACCAATTGCAGATACGCCAGCGCCTGGTGCTTCCCATACTGAATTGCCTAACCCATCAGCTGTTAATACAAAACCATCTGTAATTGCGCTTGCATCGATTTCTGTACCTTCGTGTACGTGAGTTGTTAATGAATAACTACCAAGGTCACTAATTTGACTTTCAGTAATACTAATTGATGCCTGCGTATAATGTATAGTACCATCTACGATATGAGCATCTATAGCTGCATGAGAGTTGGTACCGATATTGCTAAACAATGTGTGATCTGTTGTGTCAGTTAATGAGTACGCCTGCAAGTCACTAATTTGACTTTCAGTAATTACAATGTTGGCCTGATTAACATCAATATCAACCTCAGAGTTTGCAACATCATCAGTAATACTAATTAAGTTACTACCTGCATTGATATTCTTAAATTGTAATCCTACACCGACCTTCTGAAGATATAAACCTGTGCCTCCCACGCCAACATTAGATGCTGTATTAGCTTCGCCGCCACCTGCTCCTGGAGGCGCTGCTGCCTGCCATTCTGTGCCGCTCCATGTTAAAACATCGTTAGCTATTGGTGTTGCATTAACATCATTTAAATTATTAATTGGTGTTGCTGTTAAGCTGCCATCCACCGCAACTGCGAATACAGTAGTTGCGCCATCGTCAATACCCTCGATTAAGTTACCGCCAACTGCGGCACCTTCTGTAATAGTAACAGCACCGCGAGTTGCGTCTGTTAATATTTCTGGATTAACACTGTTATCGTATGCTTGTTGCAAAGTAGTTACTGATCCAGAGAACTGGCCGCCACCACCTTGTCCAAACTTGGCTGCTTCAATGAATTCAGCCTGTGCTGGATCACTTAAATCTGTTGCGCCTGCAGATACTAGTAAGTATGCTCTAATAACGCCTTCTGCGAACGCTGCGTTATGAACGTGCTGTGCATCTGGCAATACGTCTAATGCGGCGGCTTTAGTTGAGAATGTTTGTTGTCCGTATTCAATACGTGTTGTTGCTGCGCCGGAAATTCCTGAGAAGTATTTAATAATTTGTATCTGCCAGCGTCCATTTGGCATTGATGAAAGTGTACCGGTTCCATCATCATAGTTGCTTGAGTCAACAGACGTAGCTGGTGGTGTTACTAATGTGTGACCACCACCACCATTTTGGTAGCTGTAAATAAATGGTACAATCGTTCCTGACGCGTCAGTATTTGAATCTGTGTCTCTCTTATTGTTTGCAAAGTTATTACCAAGTCTATATGTAGTACCTGAGCTCTTATTAAGTAATATGTTATTACCGTTTGGTCCGAAAATGTTACCTTCAATATTCAACGAACCAATAGCTCTTGCTAGGTCAGCTAAACGTGCTGTGGCATCAATTGCCGGGTCTGGGTTATTACGCAAACCAACAATACTAGTAAGATTAGCGTGTCCTAGGTTACCAAGCACGATGTTATCTTTGTGTTCGGTGTTCGTCCATGATGCGCCTGACTGTACAATACTGCCTACAGAATTGATTGCAATAAATGAACGTGTTGTTATTGCAAGGTTTGTTACTACAACCGCTGCGGAAGCCCCCCATGTTACTAAGGCCGCTGTAGGGTTTAGTGTGTCTGTGTAGTTGTCAACAATAAGGCCAATGCCTGCTGCTACATCAAATTTAGTAGGGTCTACATTAATGCTTAGTTCGCCGCCGTCTAATAAACCAGTTGATGCCATTTGGTCTACACCAATTTGCGTGCCTGATTTAATTAGGTCCCAGTCTGTATCTGTTGCTCCAACCTTAATCCAAAGTTGGCCTGTGGTTCGTAATAGAACTGAACCAATTGGTGCTGTATATCCTGCACTCGACGGGTCAACAGAAGTTTGTGCGATATCAACTAAGTCGTCTAATGTTAAACTGCTGATTGGAAAATTAGCTGCCAATGTGTTTCTCCTTCATTTAAAATACCGCCACTTGTTTAATTTGTACATCAACGCCAGGCGTTGATGTGACTGTTACGTTTAATGTGTTGCCACCGGTTAAAGTAACATCAATGCTTAATCCTGTAATGTTGCTACCCATTTTTAAAATTGCGTACTCTGTAAATTTTGGGTTTGTTCCATCATGCGTAGCTAAAATTTCTTCCGTTAACACATTTGTAGGCGTTGCTGTTTCGATTACCCTAATAATCCATTTACCCATTTCAGCAACTACTGAATCTACTGTTGTTACTGTTGTGATGTTTGTGTAAGTATTATATATCTGGGCATCATCATTGGTAATAGTTAATGTATCGCCCGATACTGCTGTAGTTATACCGGCACCACCAGCAATAGTTAATGTATCTGTTATGGTGTTAGCTACTGCTGAACCCGAATCGCCGCTGACTGTTTCCCATAAGTTTTGATCTGGATCTCCGCCAGCGCCGCCTGTTGCGTTAATTGTAATTTCATCAGTGCCGGCGTTTGTTGTGATTGTTACATTTGTGCCGGCTACTAAAGTTAATGTGTCTGCTGCTGTGTCAGCTACGATATTGCTCTGCGTTGCAACTGCAATAGTTGAGAATAGATTCTGATCTGATGCTGCGCTATCATATGCAATAGTTAATGTTTCGTTGGCGCCATCATTATTTTCTGTTAATGTTATGCCGGTACCGGATACTAATTTACCATTTAGGAAACCAGCTGTTGTATCATTTACAGATATTTTACTAAGTTCGTCGGACCCTACTCCGCCTGTTGCTGAAATGGTAAGCACATCGCCTACGATGGCTGTATTAATTCCAGTACCACCAGTAACTGTTAGTGTATCTGTTAGTGAGTTAGCAACTGTGGAACCTGAATCGGAACTGATCGTTTCCCACAGGTTTTGATCTGGGTCACCAGCACCACCACCGGATGAAGCAATAGTAATTTCATCTGTGCCTGCATTTGTTGTAATTGTTATATTTGCACCGGCAACTAAAGTTAGCGTGTCGATGGCCGACGTGGCAACAACATCACTCTGTCCACTTACTGCAATTGTGCTAAATGATGAGGTAGATGTAAGTCCTTCAATACACGCTGGCATGCCACCAGGCGTACCATCGGCTATTCTAATGCAACCTGTAATAATGTCATAGAAAAGATACGAGCTTTCGCATAGATAATCATCTATCTCGACCTTAACTAACGATCCTTTGATTTTTCTAATCGTCATCGACTAACGTTCCTTATTCGGATCTATTTGTTGATTTGTGAAAAGCTAATGCAGCATTCCTTTTTGGGTTAACAGACGCTGGCTTAGAATCTTCTGCATAATTATGTGGCCCTTGTTTTTCGCCAATGCCTGCCATTTTACGCATACGTGATAAATCATTGCCTTCATCAACTTCGTCTTCGTTGTCGCTTGTTGGTGTGCTGTCTCTTTCTGAGCTTGCCCACTGGCCATTATCTTCTGGTTCCCTCTGAAGAGGTGATCCATCTTTTTCAGTGCTTGCCCATGGCTGTTCTTCTTCTGAGTTTAATTCTGTTGGCACCATTTGCTCGTCGCCGTCATCGCCGGCAAATTCAGCAACATTGTTATCAACACCTTGTGACTTTTTAAGTAACTCGTGTTCTTGTTGCAATGGTGATATCATTGTTGCAGGTTCTGAACCATCATCGCTGCTTACTTCCACTGGCTCCAAATGTGTTACTGTAACTTCAGCACCCTGTTCGCCTGGTTGATCGCACGGTTGTTCAGCTTGTACAGGCATTTGCCCAGTAGCATCTTGAACTGCCGCATCTTCAGTCTGGTCCACTAGATCTGCCAAATTTCGTAATATTTCGCTTACTCGCATATTATAATCCTTAGTTGTTCTTTATATTTATTCAGAATGATTCTGTTTGTTCAGTTAGAATGTTACCTGTCCAATCATCTGCTAGTGGTATATCTTCAAGGACCTTGATACGTTTTGATAATTCTTCATAAAACGTATCTAGTTCGCCCTTGAAACTACCCATTAAATGGTCCATAGCTTGTGTACAGTAATCCCAGTTCTTTAAACGATAGTTCTTAATAAGATTTTCGTGTAAGTCAGTTAAATTTTCAAGCATTGGTATTTCTTGAAAGACTATATGGTCGTTATCTACCACCGCGAACGTTCTTACTGTTTTTCCATTAGAAAACTCTACGGTATCCAATTCCAGAACTAAATATTTAGAACGGAGAGAATCAATTTCATTGTTGGTTTCATAAACTATGTACATACTGTCTCCTATACTATAATTATAAGAATTTTACAATGACAATAAATTTTGACTTAATAAGCGACCTATATCTACATTCAATAGATAAGTTCTCATGGGAAGGAAAGGCGACCAGCCTCTTCTGTATAGTAGCAGGAAATATTTCTTCCGATCATGATGTGTTATTTGAATTCTTAGAGAATATATCTCAGTACTACGAAGCTGTATTTTTTATAGATGGCGATCTCGAGCATTACCATTACAATGGAGATTTTGATAAGAGTTATGCTTCAATAAGAGAGAATCTTTTTGAGATGGAAAAGGTATTTTTTCTACATGAGAATATTGTTATCCTACCTAATGTAACATTATTAGCGACAAACGGTTGGACAACATTTGATTTTACAAGTAATCGACCTGTGGAAGAGATACTAGACTTTATGGACGATCGTGGAAGTGTTCCACTAGATATATCCGATAAAATTCTTAAACTTGCCGTGACGGATCAACACTATATGCTTAACAGTGTTGAAGCCTGTCAGGATATGGAAGATGTTACGAATGTTATTGTTATATCAAACTCAGTACCCAAGTCGGAGTTTATAGTACACGATGATGATTACGATGGTACAATACTTGGCGACATGGCCGGAAACAAAGGCATTGTCGCTTGTCTAGAGAACGACACCAAAAAGAAAATAACAACCTGGCTCTTTGGAAAATATCCTGGAGACGTTGATTATACAGTTGATGGTGTTCGCTTTGTAAATAACTCAGGGCAGAGTAAAGACCTAAGTATCTACTATCCGAAAATAATTAAACCTTAATCTTTTTCTTTTTCAATTCGTATTTGGAGTGGGTAGCCTTGCTTACGTGCATCTACTGTTACTTCGATACCTTTCTGCTCTGCTACTTCAAATGGCAAGACTGCTGCCACCGCCGCGCCGTCAGTGTGAATAGTGTTTGCTATTCTTTCGGCGGTGTCTTCCACATAGCTGAAGTGTTCAACAAGACTATCTATTACAAACTTCATACTGGTCTTGTTATCGTTAACATAGATAACCTTAAACATTGGTGGCTCTTTAAGGTCTAAGTTAGTTTTAATTGCGACTTGTGTGTTAGTCATTTTATTATCCTTCATGTAATTATTTAGCTATTGTACACGGTCTGATAACCGTGTACAATATTATTGGCTAAATTTATTTAACTTCAATTGTCTTCGGCTTTAAACTTTCTGGAATGTTACGTTCCAGTTCAACTTTAAGTACGCCGTTAACTACTTCTGCACCAATGACTTCAACGTGATCAGATAATGTAAACTGACGCTGAAAGTGTCTTGCGCTAATACCTTTATGAAGGTAAGTTTCGCTATCTATTTCCTTAGCTTCGTCAACATCAACGATATGGCTGGCAATTAACAACTGTCCGTTGTCAACTGTTACAATAATTTCGTCCTTGTTGAAACCTGCTACTGCAACTTCAAGACGATAATGATCATCGTCTACTTCAATAATGTTATACGGAGGATAATTTCCGCTGTTTGAATGTTCTACTCTGTGCATCATATTTTCAAAAATACGATCCATACCAATTGCGTTACGCAAGAATGGTTCCAGATTTATAGTGGTGAGGTGTTTGTTTTGCATGATATGTTCTCCTTATCTAAAGCAAGATCAAAATATAAGACCCGCCTTATGCAGCATCTTATACATTTATTTAGCTTATATAATACTATGACTGGAGATTTATTGCAAGTTATTTGGTAATATTACCGTCTACGTGGTGGGACTGGCAGTTCAAGACGAAGTTTCTTACGGTGACGTGCCTTTGCTGCCGCTTTCTTACGTTGGCGAACTGTGCATGGCTTTTCATATGTTTGACGTCTCCTAACTTCTTCTAGAACTCCTGCGTTGGATACTTTCTTTTTAAATTTTCTAAGGGCTTTATCAAACTGTCCCTCATATACTCGTACGCTTGGCATTTATTTTTTCTTCACCTCCACTGGGTTGTTAACTAGCGATTTTGTAATTCGTACTTTATTTATATTATTATGTGCATACTTATTAATATTGAACATGTGCGGCAATAAAGCCTTCTCCATAATTGAACGTAGGCTACGTGCCCCGGTCTTCTTGCCAATTGCAATATTTACAACTTGGCGCAATGCTTCCTTATCAAATGTTAACCGTACATCGTTATATTTAAATAAGTGTTTGTACTGTGATACTAAATTATTTTCCACACCTGCTAACACATTAAGCATATCGTCCTGTGTTAGCTCTTGAACTTCTGCAACAATAGGAAATCTACTAACAAACTCAGGTATTAAGCCAAACTCAATAAGATCGGTTGCTTCTGCGTCTTTGATGTACCTATTGTCAACATCAGCAGTAAAACCAATTTGTGATGGTTGCTGCTTTCTTTTCTTAATCTTGTCTAGTCCTACAAATGCACCACTAGCAATAAACAAAATGTTACTTGTGTCAATTTCAACTGTTGTTTCTGACTTCCTACTAATCTCAACTGTAAACACTGTGCCTTCAACTAGCTTTAATAGTGCTTGCTGTACACCTTCACCACCTGGTTCTTTGCCAGCTGATAATGTGCCACGAGTCTTAGCAATCTTGTCGATTTCATCTATAAAGACGATGCCACGTTCAGCTTCAGCAATGTCGCCGCCAGCTGCATTTAATAACTTAACTAGTACCGATTCAACATCTTCACCAACATAACCTGACTCAGTTAGGGTAGTTGCATCTGCTATTACAAACGGTACTTCTAAGTATCCGGCTATCGTTTTTGCAAGTAGTGTCTTGCCAGAGCCTGTTGGGCCTAATAACATTACATTACTCTTATCTAATGTGACATCGCGTGTATTCAACCGTTTGACATGATTTGCAACTGCTACGCTTAATACAGTTTTCGCATCGTCTTGACTTGTTACATACATGTCAAGATAATCCTTTAATTCCATTGGATCAATATCATCAAGTTTATCTAATTCGTCTGTTTCTTCGAAATGCTCGTTATCGAGTATTTTTAGACATAAATTAATGCAGGAATCACAGATGCCTACTTTTTCACCTAATACTAATTTCTTAACCTCGTGTTGGGTTTTATTACAAAAGTTACATGACTTAGTCATTGTACTACCCTCTTCTTATTCTCGACCTAGCAGTTCCTCGATGTGCTTCTTCTCTGCTTCGTTCAATAGCTCTGGATTATAATTGCTATTGCCGACCCGTTTAATTAACGTCTTAATGTACTCGTGACTATAAGCGTTAAAATTTAAAATATTCTTATCAATCCTGTCCCAACTAGCGCCATTGAAAATATACAATTGCGTTGGCTCACCATCAGTACGCAAGAACATCATACCAACTCTAGCAGGTGGCGGAAACACTATTCCTGATTTAACTTCTTTATCAAAATCAAACCCGAGTTCCGGAAATGCCTGAATCAATGCTTCAACTCTATAGACTTTTCCATTAAAATTAATGTAATGTTCGCTCGTTTTAGTTAAGGAAATCTTACCTTTGCTATTATAGTTTGGAAGATGTAACTCCTTTGCAATCTCGCCTAACTCATTTAGATCCTTCCACGGCTCTTGTATCCCATTAACTTTCTCAAAATCAAATGTGTCGCCATCTTCGGTAGGTGGATCATTATCATCCAACTCACCATGTGTAGGTTGATACCCGCCATTGTCACTAGTAAACTCAGGAATGTCATCCGGTACTTCAGACTCGTTGCTTGTCCATTGTTGTTCAACATATTCTTTTGTTACTGCATCTTCGGCGGACGTCGGATTGCCGAGTACCTTTTTAAAGAGTTCTGGGTTGTCGGCTCGGTGTCTATCAAATGAGTGTTGCGCTGCAATCAATAAGAATACAGCAAACGGGTCAAACACAAATATGATTAATATAATAAGCCACTTAACAGCCTTCTCTAATAGGTTTGCGTCTGCTTCTCTATCGTAAACAAACTCAGCGATATATTTAATAGGTCCTACTTCAGCTTCTAACTTACGAACGTTGGCTTCGCGTGTGAACTTGTCTTGTGTTAACGTATCAAGTAGAGCATTTGATTCTTTAATCTTTGCACGTTCGTCTGTAATTAATGTTTCAATGTCATTAGCATTGGACTGGCCCATACGTGACCGTAAGCGTTTAATGGTTGCATTACTTTCGTTAATCTCGCTTTGGACTGAGGCGCGGATACGTTTAATCTCCGCTTGAGCTTCAACTTGCGCTGAAGTTGGCTTGCCTAGTATGCCGTCAATCTTTTTAAGTAGCTCATCGCGCCTTGCTTCTTTACGTGTGCGGAAGGCTTTAATTGCAGCCTGTGTCTTTTCCCTGTACGAACCATCTGGCCTTGTGCCAACTATTCCCTGTGCTACTCTAATTTTCTTATCGCTAAGTGCGGTTTGCAACTCAGTCAATGTCTGATTAATTTCTGTAAGTTCTTTCTTATACGGTGCAGAACGTCCTTCGGAATTAGTCTGTCCGTCTTTTATAATTTGTAATTGGACTTGGATAACAGGCTTTACACGATCGTAAGCAGAATCAATACGTCCTTGTTCTTTATCTATTTGTGCATTAAGACTTGCATCTACGCCGGAGCCATTGCTTTCGTAACCATCGATCTTTTCTTCGGAACGGATGATAATGGATTTGTGTCTACCTATCTCTGAATCTATACGTTTAACTTGTTCTACGCTCTCTGCTGATTCAGCAGTTTGTTCAACATGTGATTTTGATAGGTATCCGAAGATACCCATTGACGTGATAAACATAACACCCACTACGAAAAACGATAGGCCACCTTTAAGTAATATATTGGGATCGCGCCAATTATAGTGTAACCAGGTAACTGCTACCAGTTTACCAAGCTCGATTGATGTGCCCATTATTATAATTGAAATAGCATACGCGCTGAAAATCGCAGCAAGACCAGCTACGCTAAAATAAATTGCAATGCTACTAATAAATAGAGCTGAAAATAGGGCTATGTACCCAAGTCTGTTATTCAACATATAGTGTATTTATGGTTCTACCGTTTCGTGTCGTGGATTGTTCTTTGGGTCCATCTCCTGCATTTGTTTATAGTACTCAATAAATGCATCATCAGCTGCTTTAACTGTAGGATCTTCCCACTTAAATCTGTGAGACACTGCAAAGGATGAATTAAAATTACGACCTTTAAGTAAATCCCACTCAGCTTCCTGATTAAACTCATCTAGCAATCTGTTAAATTCTTCTTCATACCCTGGAAAGTCTGTTAGGAATAAGCGATAATCCCAACTGAATAATCTAAGTTCTGGATAACTCTCACCTCTATTATGGCCATCTGTTTGGTATGCTGCATGTGCAATAGGTTGCCAAAGTCCGTCATACGCGCCATAGCCACCGCTGCCAGGCCATGTTAACGTTTTTGCAAAATTGCCCGATTCACCAAATGAATCATTGCAATGATCAGCATATCGAATCCATACGCGGCCAAAAAAGCCTGGATAACTCCGCACACCTTTTGCTGCTGGGTTTCTGCCTCCCCAATTTGTGTGGCCTGCAATTGGTGCATAATGTGAATTACCGACCTCAGGTGAATACTTTAGTTCCCATGCAAAACCAACGACCGGATCGGTTCTGTTAATTACCGCAATACAAGCCTCTGCAATTTCCGCTAAGGTCTCTGGCACTTTGCCGTATGCATCTTTTATGAGTTGTTGTTTTGGGTGTAACATGGATGTCTCCAATTTGGTTATGCATTAGTAAACTGTTGATGCAATCGCTTCCTTTACGGATTTCATTATTATGTCATGTACTTCTTTTGTATCTGTTGGATAAGAATCAGGGTCGTTTAAAAGATCACACTCGTAAACATTATACATCCTTCCTAATTGTACATTTAGATATGCATGTATTTTCCATTCATTTGGTATCTCATCTGATTCACCTAAAGCAATCTTATTTAATAACCGATCAGCTACACTATACAATGTGTATCCTTGATTCTGTGCCATAAAATCTTCCCAGAGGACAATCAATGATTCATCATATTGAAAACTTCTATTTAGAAATTTTGCCACTCTCCTAAGTTCAATCATAAATTTAGGTAAACTAAAAAATGTTCGATAATCGAAATTATAAATTTCGCCCGGAAAGGAACAACTAGTACCCCCTTGGCGACTTTTAAAACTAACAGCAAGTCGATCTTCCCACGCTGTTCTTAAATCTGTTACTTCGAGTACATTGGATATATGTTCGTGTGTAGTATCTTGAAAATTATTTGTAACGAATCCCGCTTTGTGAAATGCGTTTACCATTAAGATAAACTCGTGTCCAAGATCGTCGGGTTGCTTAATATAAATTATTTGATCTACCTTAGGGTAGGGGTGTTCCCCTGTGTGATAATAAAATGAAAAATGACCGCAACGAACCGATCTATTTTTCCTGTATTCAATATCAAGATTAAAGCCGTCACACGATCCAACAGCATCAAACAATTCACTAAGTGGGACTGGGCGTTGATTAAAAATATAAGTACTAATTACATATTCAAGAAAATGCCCGTGTTGCCCGCTATCAAAATCTATTAGAGTATGAGCTATCAAATCTTTTCATCAACTTCGAAGCCTCGGAAGCGTTTGAATCGCGGAAAACGTAAGCTATATACATCGTCTGAGTTTTCACTTAGTGTTAAACAATCAGCTTCAATTTCTACAATGTGACCCAGTAAGTCATCTTGTTGTTCCCAGAAATCATCGCGTTGTTTATCAGTGTACCCACCGCCTGCATTAACTTGGATGAACTTGCCACCATCAATGCCTTCACATACAAGTGCGCCAAGTCTATGTTCGTTCTTGCCACCTTCCTTGCCAAGCTCAAATCCAACAATTTTTAAATCTACGGTAATAGTTGGTTTCCATTTCATCCAATCTGTGCGGCGCTTGCATGTATAAGGCGCATCAACGCTTTTAATCATAATGCCTTCATAACCCATTGCAACTTGATCTTCGCCAAAGCGTTGCATAATGTCGCGGCCCTCGGCTGTGTCAAGGTCAACGTCGATCCCGCTGATTATATGTAAGCTAGGACAATTTGTATTTACACGATCCTTAATGGTACCGAGCCAATCCTTGCTACGTTTTTCTTGTGGCATGCTCCATTTGCCCTTGTTAAAATTAACAAGTGGAATAACATCAAAAATAGTAAACACGGAATCGCTAGTGTCAATATCTGTTTTGCGTTGTGCTTGCTTCATTAGTGCTTGAAAGTTTTCACTTACAATTTCACCATCAAACACAAATTGTTCCATTCTGTTTTCGTTCCACGGTGCGGATGCTTCATGTACTTTTAAACATTCTCTGAGTTGGTCTTCAATGTGTGGAAAGTTATTAAGTGGTTTGCCATTGCGGCTGTAAATGGTAACTTTTGTTTGTTCAGGAAATGATCTATCAACTATTGCCAGAGCACGAACACCATCTAACTTAGGCTCAAGTATTTTCTTACCTACAAGTTTCTTTGGGTGCTTCTTAGAGTCAACTGCAAGCTGACAATCAAATACTGGAATTTCGTATTTCGTTCCTTTGAGAACTTTGTTAAATGATTTTATTGTTGCGCCAATGCGAAGGTCTTTAAGTATGACTGGACGAAGTAAACTGTTCCATAAATCACTATTGAAATTCATGCTCACCCTTTCAATATATGCTGCGGCTTTATTACCTGTTACTTTGCGACTTTTTAAATCGCCCAACATCTGGATAAACAATGAAATATCATTATCTTCACTTGTTATACCATTTGTGTGTTGGATCTTTTTTACGTTGAACACTTCGAAGGGATTGTAAGCAAACCAGGCAAGTGTTAAAAACTGCTTGGCATCCTCAGCACCTATATTAGCGGCTTCGAGTGCTTGTTCAATTACATCAAGTTTGTGTAATTTGCTGTTTGATTCGTTAAGTTTGTGTATCCAATTCTGTGGCATCTAGCTCATACTCCGGTTTGAAATTGTTTATATGCTCACTATTATATACTACTGCGATCAAAAGAACAACCTCTTCCAGACTCTTACCACGCATATACTCGCCATTTTCGTCTTCTGCCCACCAGAATTTGCCTGATTTGTCGAATCCCACACTTAATCCAAGTAAATGGATTAATTTGTTAGCTTCTGAAAGACCCGGCTTTAGGTAAGTTAATTTGCCCGATGCTACGTCTACTCTGTAGTCAAAAATCTCGTCATTTGTTAGTGGCATGTTTTTTGCCAGGCGAACTACGACATATTGGTACGCTGTTATTGCTCCTGTGATTGCCACATGATAGGCCGCCAAGAGTTTCTTCATGTATTTCTTAAACATTGTTTTCTCCTTAGGATATATTACCTGGTTCGATAACTGAATTCTGATCGTCAATAAGATTATCAGATGATACTCCAGCTTCAGATAGTTTTGATAAATTTCTGCCTTCGCGCATGGCCGCAATTATTGCATTGCCAGATTGTGTATCTGTTGCCATTGCTTCTAATATTTCTACAATATCACCTTTGCTTGTTTTCTTTCCATGTGAATGTAAGTTTTCTGCAAAGCCCAAGATGGTCTTTTTGTTTCTTGGCATACCGTTCTGTAACGGATCGTTTGTTTCAAACTCTGGAAGATACGTGGTTTGAAATTTTAATTCAGCATCCCAAAGTTGTTCTAGTTCTATTATGATACCATTAACTGAACCGGTAAATGCTGCGGTAGCATTTTCTGTTTCTGTTGGATATGCTGCTATTAAATCTTCACTAGCTGTTGTTAATTCACGCATCAGTGCGCTCAATGCTGCATTTTTATTTCGATGCGTTCCTTCAGCAGGCAACGGATTAGGAATAACAATAGAGAACGTTGCGTCATATTCTTCTGGTGGATCCATTGGAGGATCATCTTGCACAGTGTAAACACCAGCTATAACGTTACGCATAACAAGAAATATCTCTGCTATATCATCTAGGTCGCCGTTATTTTGAAACTGTTCAATAACATCATTCATGGTTGTAATATTATTAACATGAGGAATGCCCGCCGGCGAACCTGCAAGGTCGGTTAGGTAAAATGTAGTGTCGGGACCTGTGCCACCGCCCATTGAGCTTTTAAAGAACGCTGTTGTCGCGGCTGGTAGTGCCTCTGCTAAACTACCTGTTGCTGATAGTCCATCATTCCCTTCGATAGTAGATGCTTGTGTTCCAATATTTTCTGGCGTTGAATTAATAATGCCTTTTATTTGGCCCAGTGCAATCGTAAACACATAGTTTGTTCTGGCTAAGTCTCCAGGCATGTAAACTGTTGCAGGTGTGTTTAGTTTCAGCACCCACAATGCAATTTCACCCTCGGGGGTAATATAAATGTTTTCTGGTGTACCGTGGTTTGGTGATGTAATTGTAAAGAAACTATTTGGAAACACTTTAGTTAAATCTAATAAGTCTGACAATGCTGTGATACCAATTGTTTCTACTCCTAAGACAAATAGAATTTCTTCTAACTGTTCTCCGGTGACTTGTGTAAATGCATCATAACAACGTTTCTGTGCGGTTGGTTGCAATGTTATATCAGGCTCGTTGTTAATTGCTTTCTTTATGTCAAATACATCAACGCCCTGTGCTTCTAATTCGTCTGCTATTGTTGATAGCATGTTTGTTCTCATTAGTGCTTCTACTAATGATTGTGGTGTGCCAATATTATCTATTTTTGCAAAGTCAAACAAACTACCTGTCTTAAGTAGGTCCAAGCCCCACGTATTTACATCTCTGCTAACTGCTGTAAGATTGCCAGTCATCAATGCATCCATAGTGGTAAAGGTTTGTTTGGATAAATTAGCACCGTTGACTGCGCTATTTATATATTGGTTTGCTGTGTCTTTTTGCCCCATTGCAATTTGTAGATACTGTACGTATCGTCCACTAGATGGAAATATGTTAGTTAGGTGGTTAGCAAGAAACGCATCATAATATCGTGTGCTAACATTTGTAGCTGCTGGATTCACATTAGTTAAGAACGGTAATGTATCATCCATTGAATGAACAAATTGCTCGGCAAGACTAGGAGATATACCACTTGGGTTGCCGGTGCCGAAGAGTGTCTCGCCTGGATTAAACGGATCTTCTTCTGCTGGTTCAAATAGATCACCCTCAAATGCGGCGATTGTTGTCTTAAAATCAACTACGATTGGCTGGCTAGTATATAAGCTAGTATCCAGATTAGGATTAATTACTAGACCTGCGTCTGCAATCAACCCTTCGCCTGCCATCATTATTAAAGGAGTTAGAGAACCGGGCATATTATCCGCCTACGCTAACAGTGCCAGCGCCAGATGCCCGGCCATGCCCGCAGGTATCAATGTCGCCGGTATGGATAATGGGCTTACCTTCGCATTTAACTGTAGAGCTACCGCCTTTTGTGGTTGCACTAGCATGAGCAGAACAACCTTTGTTTGGCCAACACGGATGTGGCGTCACAGACGCTCCAGGTAGCATTACTGCACTACCTTCAGCTTTTACAGTTCCAGCGCCGCCCAGGGCGACTCCTCCTGCTGCATTAACATCTCCCTTCCTAACTACTTTTGGCATGTATGTATTTATCCAGTGATAATTTGCTTTTTTGGTGTAACAATTTTCTTTGGATCAACTGACGCTTCCCATGCTTCTTTAACATCTTCGCGACATGGTAGTATCATTGCTATACCAATATGTTTCATTACAGCTGGCTTTCCGAACTCTGCTGTGAACATAACAGGCAAGAATTCCATGCCTTTATTACCTTGCCCAATTGTTAGTGGTGCTTCTAAAGTGTAACCGTCATCAGTTATTTCAGTAATCCTAGCTACTACTTCTTGTCCGCAAGTTAGTTTAATTGCGTAAATTTCATCTTTCTTAATTTCCATTAATCTCGTTTATCCTCTGTTGTATTTGTTTAATAGTCAATTCCTTTAAGCCAGTAAATCCGCCCTCAACAAGCAATGACTCGTTTACGTATAACTGAGGTACTGAACGATGCCCTTCGCTTATTACAAACTCACGAGCTTCTTCATTTTCATCAATACGTACTTCATCGTATATAAATCCGTGTCGCGTTAATAACGCTTTGGCTCGATCACATTGTGGACAGCCTTCCTTACTAAAAACCTTAATCATCTTAATCCCCGTTTATTATTGTTATGTTAAAAACTGGCAGCGTCACTATGCCAAAATAGTTCTGCCAGCAACTCCCTAAATTTATCTTCGTCTGCGTCCCACTCGTCTTGCCATTTCTTGTAGATGCCAATATTGTTAATCATCTCTGGGCGTTCAACTTGATACTTATCCTTTAATAACTGCATAATCTCATCAAATGCGTCTTGCGATTTGATTACTGAAAATTCTTTACTTGGTCCGCTACATGCCATAATATATTCTCCTAAGATGTATTATATAATAATCTTAGGTTAAAGGTCAAATCCTTTGAACGTATCGTTATTTACATCTTGTTTGGTTCCACCTACAATATAACTCGAAAGCTGTACTTCCTGCGGTGCTACTTGTACGTCACCACCAGCAATCCACTTTTGAGTCCACGGCAGAGGATTGGTGCCGCCTTTGTAAGGACAATCAATTCCTAAGCTATGCATACGCTTGTTTGCAATCCAATGGACATAATCGGTAAGAAGTTCCTTGTTCAAACCAATCATTGATCCATCTTTAAATAAGTAATCTGCCCATTCAATCTCTTGTTCGACCGCATCAATGAACATTTGCCTTACCTCATCGAAGCATTCCTTTTTAATCTTAACAAAGGCCTTATCGTCCTTTGGTAGAAGTTTAAGCATGGTCTGGGTAAAACCTAAATGTAAATTTTCGTCTCGACATATTAACTTAATTTCTTTTGCATTGCCTTCCATTTGTTTTAGTTCAGCAAATGCCCAACTACATGCAAACGATACATAAAAGCGGATGCCTTCAAGTACGTTAATGCTGTTTATTGCCAACCAAATCTTTTTCTTAATCTCATACTCATCCACAACGATCTTTTTACCGTTAACAGTATGAGTTCCTGGCCCCAGTAGTTGCCATTCCAGTGCCGCAGTATGTAATCCATCGTAGTACTTAGTAACCGCTCCTGCACAATCAACGATCTCTTTAATATCCAACAAGTGATCAAAAACAACCGCGGGGTCAGGGTAAATATTGCGGATGATATGAGTGTAACTCCTACTATGTAATGATTCATTTTCTGTCCATTTAGTTAACCAGTTTTCAAGTTCTGGAATACTTACAAGTGGTAGCAATGTAAGTGACGGTGCTCTCCCTTGAACACTGTCAAGAAGTATTTGACGCTTAAGGTTTGACGTAAAGATATGTTGTTCTGACGCCGAAAGTTCTTTAAAGTCTTTACTGTCGCGACTAAGGTCAACTTCACTTGGCTGCCAAAAGAAACCAAGCTGTCGCTCAGTCATCTTATCAATTTGCTTGTACTTTAAATCATCGTAACGCTGAATGTCTACTCCACCATCAAGAAACATTTTGCGCTTAGTAGCTGCTTTTTTATTCTTTTTAAATACGCTCATATTATATTGAACACGTATCACAGATTTCTTCTAAGTCTGTAATATCTACCTCGCCTTGTCCGTCATACGTATTAAGATAATATAGAGTCTTAACTCCGTACTTGTATGCGATTAGCATGTGCTTCAGCAATTCGCTCATCGGGATCTGTTCATCTTCGTAGTGCTGTGGATTGTATGAAGTGTTTGCACTAATAGTTTGATCCACGTATTTCTGTAGTACTGCAATAATCTTTAAGTAACCCTCAGGCGACTCCTGTGTCCATAGTAGTTCATACTTGTTTTTCAAACGACGGTACTCAGGTACTACCTGTGTTAGTACACCATCCTTGCTCTGCTTAATAGAAACGAAACTACGTGGTGGTTCAAGACCATTTGTTGCATTTGCAATTTGCGCCGATGTTTCAGCTGGCATACATGCCATCACAGTACTGTTTCTTATTCCTGTTTTCTTAAGCTGCTTACGCAAGCCTTTCCAGTCAACTTTGTTTTTGTGCTTAACAAGTTCGTTAACTTCTTGCTTATACGTATCAATTGGAAGGATACCATCACTGTACTTGGTTTCGTCATTGCCCGGGCAGGCGCCAAAGTCTGCTGCTAAATCTGCGCTGGCTTTAATTAAGTAATAGGACCAATGTTGCGCCCACGTATCAACTAACTCTAAGGCACTATCATCACTGTACTTCACATCGTGTTTAGCAAGGAAGTATGCAAAGTTAATAATACCAACACCAAGCGGTCTGCGTTTCTCTGTGCCTACTTGCGCTGCAATAACAGGATAGTGCTGATAACTTAGCAATGCGTCAAGTCCGCGTATTGCAAGCGTACATGCCTTTTCCATATCTTCTGGATTCTTAAATGCTCCCCAGTTAATAGCACTTAACGTACACAATGATATTTCGCCTTCCTCATCGTATATATTTTTAAGTGGTGTTGTTGGTAAAGTAATCTCAAGACACAGGTTCGACATTTGAATTGGCGCAATCTCTTCCTTAAAAGACGAGTGAGTGTTGCAATGGTCAACATTCATCAAATAAATACGGCCTGTGTCTTTTCGTTCTTGCATAAACTGTTTGAACAAGTCTATTGCTGGAATTGTTTTCTTACGTAACCGTGTGTTACGTTCTGCCGTTTCGTATAGCTCTTTAAACTTATCTTGATCGTTAAAGAATGCATCATACAAACCAGGTACATCACTTGGGCTAAACAATGTAATGTCTCCACCTTCTACAAGGCGTTCATACATTAGCTTATTCATCTGTACGGCATAGTCCATGTTACGTACACGATTCTCGTCTATGCCTTTATTGTTTTTAAGTACTAAAAGGTCTTCAACTTCGAGGTGCCACATTGGATAGTATACAGTAGCGGAACCTTTGCGTATTCCACCTTGACTGCATGAGTTAACTGCGCTCTCGAAGTACTTGAGGAAAGGAATTAATCCAGTGTGATATGCATCTCCGCCCCTAATAGGACTGCCCAATGCACGAATCTTTCCTGCGTTGATACCAATGCCTGCGCGTTGGCTTACATACTTTACAATGGCTGATGCTGTAGCGTTTAAGCTGTCTAGGCTATCGTCGGTGTCAATTAATACGCATGAACTAAACTGGCGTTGTGATGTACGTACACCTGCCATGATAGGCGTAGGCAAACTAAACTGATGTGTACTGATTGCATCGTAGTATTCTTTTGCCCATTGCAAGCGAACTTCTTTTGGATAGTGACCAAAAAGTGTCACAGCGATTAAAGCGTATGCTATTTGAGGTGTTTCGTAAATTTGTTTTGTTACCCTGTTTTGTACAAGGTACTTGCCACGCATCTGTTCCATTGCGGCATACGTTAAGGATTCATCACGCTCGTGCTTGATAAAGTTATTAATAGTTTCCCATTCATCTTCGTCATAAAGATTTGCTAACTCAGTATCGTACAATCCAAGTTTGGTATTTTGGTCTACTAGTTTTTTAATATGCCACGGGGTAAAAGATCCGTACACACCCTTGCGAATATGGTATGCAATTAAACGTCCAGCAACATATTGATAATTCGGAGTGTCTTCGTTAATCAAATCCGCTGCGGACTTAATTAATGTTTCCTGTATATCTGCTGTTTTTATCTTGTTGTAAAACTGAATGTGGCTTTTTATTTCTACTTCACTTGCTGAAGTGCCTGTTGTGTTCTCTGTCGCCCATAATGTTACTTTGTGTAACTTTTCTATATCGAGTGGCTCAACACGACCATTACGCTTGGTCACTAAAATCTCGCTCATCGAGGTCCTCTTGTTATTATTTTATTTTACTGCTTAGGTCCTCACAATTATACGAGAATCTAATACGAAGATCTGACTGGTCGGCTGTAATGCTGCCTGGCTCATCATTTAGTGTAAACTGACCTTCGTTCACTTGTACTAGTGTATAGTTATCAGTTTGCACCATATGTAGAGAGTTTATATCTTCGTGCTCTATTAGTAGAATAGTATAACATAGTCCGAGGCATTTAGCAACATCGCAGTAAGCGGTTTGAGCCAGAAGTTCCCACGGAAGTGGCCAATTATCAGAGTCGGTGAAGTGGATGGTATTGTTCACAATTGGGGCGCGCCACCACCAATCATGTATTAAAGTAAGAGCTTCATCAAGGGGAAGTGCTTTGGCATCTTCCCTTAGTGCTGCCCACTCTAAGAGCAAGTCTGCATATGAAGTAGTCCACATTTTAATCTAAACGAACGATTGAATAGTTGATTGTTGCATCAGCGCCTGTGTTAGTTGATGTAAATTGTAGCTCTGTATTGCCATTAACACCTGAATGAATTACATCTAATATTACGCCTAAGTCTGCTGACTCCTGGAATTCATCGTTATATGTAACAGTGGCCGTATTATCTGTAATAAGTATTGATCCCATTCTAGCTTCTGTGCCGCGCTCAATATTATAATCGAGTTTGTAAGCAATAGAGTCACTGCTATCAAGCTCAAATACTGATTCTGCAACTGCTGTATTATCTATTAGAACAGCTTGAATTCCAACTTGACGTTCATATGAACCTAAGTGGATAGAATGTGTTCCGTCGAATGCAATGCCGCCATTTCCTTTTAGGTCGACGCGTGGGTAAATGCTTTCGTCGTCACGTTCAAATAAATCGCCAAGGCTAACACACTGGTCTGTCTCCATATGGATAACTGGTGATATTGGGATTGTGCCGAGGTCGTTACCAACATTGTAAAATACGTTATATCCTGTACTGTTAAATAATGTATTATGGAAGTGAACACCTTCACGCGCAATGTTATCAAATATGTTACGTGAAACAATGACGCCTGTTGGACCTGGATCATCCATTGATATAACTTCGCCTGTGCCTGCTCCGGCACCTGACGCTGTAAATGTTAAACCAACGCGGTTAAAGTCTGCGCCAATTAATGTAAAGTCTGTAGTACCAAGTGATATAACTTTATATCTAGTAGCTGCGACTGTACCGGTGGCTACAATGGTAGGATTGTGAATGTGTACGCCTTGGTAGTGGAAATCTAAACCACTGTTCTCAAGTACGACACCTTTAACATCACCTGCGGCTCTTAGTGCGTATGTTGTACCGTAGGTATCAAGTTTGCTAATAGTAACATCATGTGTTGAAGAAACGCTAGTGGCAATTTCGATAGCTGATGTTGAATAGCCAATTGATGTTGCGTCTGTATTTGGACCATGTAGTCCTAAGTAATAAAAGCCGCTGTTGGTAACGCTATCCAATTTTAATAATGTGTTTTCTTCTTCGGAATAAATTGACATGCTTGCCATTTCGATACCAGTTGGTGCTGTGCCAACACCACTACCAATGTCTTGGGCAATGTCTGATCCTGTTTGGTGGTTGCTATCAGCTGTTTCGACAACATATTCTTTAACTTCTCTAATTGTACCAGTGCCTGTACCTACGCCTGTTGCAACAAACACAACATCAACGGCATTGGATCCTGCACCCTGTTCTGCTACAAAGTCTGTTGTACCTACTGTTGAAATTGCATAACGTGTGCCAGCTACAATAGCAGTGGCATCAATAGCGGCTGGACTAACAAAATTAATAATAGAACTTGTTAAGCCTTCGCCCCAAAGTCTAGCATGTGGTGGAATTTTAATAGTGCCAGATACTTTGTAAGTTCCTGCTGGGAAATACAAGCTACGTCTAATCTGCGGATTTGTTTGACGACAAAATATTTCAAATAATGCTTTGTTGATCGCTGCTGTATCGTCTGCTACGCCATTACCGACAGCACCAAAGTCCTTAACACTTGCAAAATCATCATACTTGCTCTGCAAGCTACGAATAATTTCTCCGCTGCCGCTGTCTGTACTAACAACATAACCAGCTTCAGCGCCTTTATATGTATAAGACGATCCTAGTGCTAAAATATTACTAAACTCTGTTAATATTTCAGTGTTACCAATTACTGGTGCACCGTCAACTATCGTACCGTTACCAATATAAAGTTTACGATCATCAAGTACCCAGCCAAATTCTGCGCCAGCTAGTTGCGGTAGGTTTTCACTTAATCCCTTGCGGTGTGTTATTCGACTTAATTGCAATATTGCCATTATTAATTCCTATTTCTTATTACTATTTATAGATTTCTGTCAGATCATTAATAATATCAATTTCCGCCTGTTTGTGTAGCTGGTACCATCGACTATGTATAATTTGTGCTGATTCGTAATTATCATCTAAATCAAATGCTGTTATTAGTTGAGTGTAGAGATCTCGATCTAGTGTTTCAGTAAATAGCTTTGTGCTGTCTAAGACTGTGTTGTTAGATGTACCTATTACATTACTAAAATTATTAACATAACGTAAAAATTGATTCTTAGACTCGTTATTTAGATTTGAGTTAAATTTTAGATATGATTTATATGCTAACTCTGGGTCTGCTTTTAGAAAAATAGTGTTTTCAGCAGTAATAAGATTGTTATGACTAAAGTAAATTTTTTTATTTAAAGAGTTACGATGATTCCATTCCACTATTAGCCAGTTATGCCAGGTTCGATCAACGAAATATATAGTCGATAATATATAATCAACTTGCTCACTGGGAGAATTTGAGGTAAATTTAGAATCTAGTAGTGCCAGCCAACGTAAATGATTACCAAACCCACCAATTGGTGAGACAATGCTGTACTTACATTTCAAAATACTTTTCAACTCTGGCCCACCAGCGTTTACGGTGCTTGTCAAACTCTTCAAGGTCTATAACAAATTCTTGATATTCATAATCCTTGCTACACATCATAATAACACCCTTGCGGATATTAGAACCGTATAGTGCGTTGTGTGCTTCGCCGTACGCTGTTAACTGTAAGAAATAGTCCTGCACCCACTCTAGTTTCTTAGGCTTGTTAGTCTGCTTAAAATCTATTATAGCTTCAGAGCCTGCATGTACACCCACGCAATCTGTTGTTCCTGCGTAAATGTTAGGATGAGCTACCGCAACTTCAACACCCCATATTTCATCTACTTTTGATAGACCCTTATCAATGATAATGCCTGCCATTTTGTTAGCTTGCTGAGCGTATGGGTTGGTGCCTGGAATTGCTAGTTCATCTGTTATACAGTAATCTTCTAGGTATTTGTGCATACGAGTACCACGTCCGGCTGCTTCTGTTGTAATAGCTTGTGCATTTGCTTTGCCAACATTTCGCTTCCAGCGTTCAAGTGCTTCGCGGTCTTCTCTCGGTTTGGTTCTGTCTAGTACTGTTGTGACGGACGGCATTGGTGCGTATGAATCAGCGCCTTCTAATAGGTAGTGTCTTTTGCCGTTTACGTTTTGTCGTTTTATTGATTTGTAATCGAATTTGTGAGTAATCATTCAACAAGTATAACAAAAATGATACTACTTGTCAATCTTCCTTAGTTCCATTCTTGAAGTGTCGCCAGTGACTGTTGTCTTAACTACTTCGTATCCTACTTGACTAGCAAATCGTTTTGCTAACTTCGCATATAATGAAACACGCTTCGGTTCGGAGTTATCTGATTTTATGCTAACAACTACAGGGTGGAACTCACTTATTAATCGCTGAATGAATGCAATAATTGTTGCAAATACTCTAAACTCGTCGCCTGTTCCTGTCAGCTTATTCTTGTAGCCTTGACGATCACCTTCTGGGTCAGCCTCATCAAACATATCAAAATGTACTTCCCATATTCCACCATACCTGTCATTTAATGTTGATGGTAGATATATTTCGTCTTTGCCAGCGGCGCGTTTTCTTTCAATGGCTGCTTTGTATGCTGCATCATCGTCGCGCTCTTTCTTTGTTGGGCCGATATACATACCGCGTACTACGTATTTAATACCGTCGCTAGTTTTGAAGTCTGCTGATACACCTTTTGATTTTCTACTGCCTTTGAGATTCCAAGAAACATTGTTCTGAAAATTCATATCGTACGGAGTGGATATTGATTCGGTAACGAATTCCGAATAGCGCATGTTACTGTCTTTTGCTATGAACACGTCTGGCTTGGTTAACTAAACCATCCCAGTCATCCATTGACATAACGGCAATAGTTTTGCCTTTATATGATAATTCAACATCTTCAAAATCTACGTTGAAGCCCCACGTTAACTCGCCGTTGTCGCCTGCTTCGTGTACTGATTCTTTTGTTGCGAACATTCTCTGAAGTTTCTGTCCACGATCTGTCATGCGTATCCAAGCATCTTTAAGTGCTAAGGCACCTGCTGTCCAATCTCCGCCATAGCCCATAGGCCTTGAATAAAATTCAGCTTCGTTGTTTGCTGCCTGCATAATTGAGTCTGGACTTAGACCGTGCTTGTCAATGTACTCATCCATGTTTTTAAGAGGTTGGTACCAATCACTGCCGCTCCAGCCTTGACCTGCATATATGTCATCGTCATCTTCGTTAAGTGCTTTATCACCACAGTTTGTACATACACCGTCTTTGTTGTACGGGTCGCCACAGTTTGAACAATTTTCTTTTTTATCGTTTGGGAGATCGACTTCTTTGTCCAATGATTCCATTAAGTTTCTAAGCTGTTTGGTTTCTTTCACTTGTGAATTCCTTTCTTAGCCGCACGTTTAGCCATCCCAGCCACTACGTCTTTTGCTTTATCTACAGTCATATCAGTTGAATCGATATCCTGCTGTCCTCTGAAATGTATTTCTTCTGGGTTAACATCTTTAATAACAGATCCAAGATTGCCTTTTTCTGCAAGGTCAAATAATGTTTCTTTGGTAAGTGGAAGTCCCATTTTGTTTACAATACTTATAAACGCTTCAGTACTAAGTTTGGATGGTGAATTTTCATCTTCAGTGCGATCAGCAATCAACTGACTAATAGCTGCAATCTGTTCTTCGTTGTTAGCATCTTCTTCAGTTATCTTGTTCATTAGCTGACGCATATCTGGATACATTATGCGCCGCCTACTTCTCTTTTCATAGCTTCATATTCGTCAGTTAATTCTTCAATTAACGAACCAATATTTTTATCTGCGGATAAGTATTCCTCAGTGCCAGCAACAACAGATAGTTGGGCCAACCCGTATGATTTCCAATAAGCATGTTTATTTGGAACATAGCCTCTAATTGCATCATTTAAACGTTCGATTATTTGGAATAACTCTTCTTGGATTTCAGTAAGCTCGCCTATGCCGTCACGCATATTATCCATTTCATGTTCAAGTCTACCTAGGTTATCTAACCTAGACGGGCCATCATCTTCTTTAACTTCTGTGTATCCATTAGCTGGGGCATCGCCCTCAGCACCAACACAAAACGGATCGTTGGATTCTTCAATAGCTTTTATTTTATCAAAAGCTTCAGTTAGTATTTTGTCGCCCATCTTAGCGGCGCTCGCGGCCTAAATCAATCTCTTCGTCGTCTGCTTCAAGGTCCAAATCAAACTCATCACCGCCGAGTTCGTCGCCCATACCCATCTCATCATCGCCCATGCCTAAGTCAAGTTCGCCACCCATCTCATCACCGCCTTCAAAGTCGTCTAAGTCTAAGTCGCCTGCGCTACTTGCAACTTCTTGACCAGTTAACTCTGCAACTGCATTGTTAACGTCTACTTTAGTAGTTTCAAGTGATGATGTTAGTGTGTCTAGTGAACCAGTTAACTGAGTGTTAAACGCTTCTGCTGCATCAACGCCCTGTGCGTTACGGATGCTGTCATGTAATGCTGGAAGTTCTTTGTACTTAATGTCTGCAAACTTTTCAATCATTGCTTGAATTTGATCTGCAATGTCTTGTGCTGCAATAGTAGTCTGTGCTTGACCGATTTCGTTTTCCATTAACTTCTTAGCTTTCTTGCTTTCAACAATCTTACGCATGAAAGTCTGTGCTGTTTTTTGGTTACGTAAAACAGACGCCATATCTTCTGATATACGTAGTGCCTGTAATTGGTCTTCTGATAATTGGCCGCCGTATGCAGCAATCTTAAGGGCCTTGGTTAATAGTTTGTTTTCCATCTCGGATTCCTGTATTTGTGTAGTTTTGGTTAAGTCAATAGCACGTTTATCTGCTGCTTCGTTTACCATAAGCAACTTCATATATGAAGCGTCATTTTCACTTGAATGTAAATTCTTAGTCTGTTTGAACTCAACAATCATTTGGTCTGTTTTATTGAGTAGCTTGACTGACTCTTTCAAGTTCAGGTTGACTATATTATATTCAGTGCCAAACTGGGTTTTAATTAAATCAGTAATCTTTTTAGCATCTACTGGTTTTGTTAAATCTGTTAAATTCATTTGGTTTGTTCCTTTAATTTTATGTATTTAGCCGTTTCTATACATTTTGCTAATTGTTTCTTATATGTCTGTCTGGAATTAATGTCTTCCGTTAATCTTGCTGTTAAAACCGCCCTAGTATCCGAATCTGTTACACCGTTGTCCAGTTGGTGAGTTACGATATCAATATCAAACTGCTTTGCTGCAACCCGCTTATCGTATATTTCTAAGTTTCTTATTAAGTCATACTTATTATGTTTATGGGCTATACACCATGCAAGCGCGGTCTTAGCTGTATTAAACAGTATTATACCGTCAAACATGTTTGCAGATATCTCCCACCCAAACACTGTTTCCTCAATCTTATAATCTCTAAAGACATGATACGTGGTACCTTTCTGAATAATAATCTGCTGAGCTAAATCATCTTGTGTTAGCGTCTTGTCGGCTATTTTACGTAACGACTTACTGACCTTCTTATAATTCATAAGATTCAAACCTTATATTTTCATCAATGGCTATAAACTCGTAAACATCAGTTTTTGTATGCTCTGTTAATCCTACTAGCAACGGAACATTATTAAAATCTTCTTTAAGCAATCCTAACTTATCACTATCAAGCTCATACAATCCTGAAAAACCTACATCAAATTCTAAGACCCAGCCAGACTCAGTAACATCGGTCCGTATATTATACGGCTGTGTACGCAAGGAGATTACTTGTACCATTGTCTCCCAGTTCGTTTGCTGTCGTCTGCAACGAATCCATTCTTCCTCTGTGTAAATTATTCTTCCGTTAACTGTTGCTGGCAACAATGCTTCTTTAAAGTTACGTACCACACCTGTGTTTGTTATGTCAAAATCTGTATGTATCTTGATGTGCTGCGGCATATTGTATTTAACTAGGCAGAAACTCAGGCCATAAAAAAGCCCCGTCTCCGAGGCTCTTTAAACTATATTCTAAGTATTACTTAGAAGCCAGCAATATCACCAATTGTACCAGAACCGCTAAGTGCTGTTACATCTGCGCCTGAAATTACAACGTTAACTGCTGTTGAGCTATCAGCAACAAAATCGCCAATTACTTCAATAGTAGAAGTTAAGTGTACTTCTTGCATGATTGCGTCAAATTCAGCTTGTGAAATTGCGCCACCGCCGTTACCGACAACTTTAAAGAACAAGTCGCGATGGACCAATTCTTCTGTATGATATGTACCGTTTACTTTTGTTACGCCTGCCATTTTATATTCTCCTAATTTAAGTGGGTATCTTAAAGATCCCGTTATAATTATTTATCTCTCTTGGCAAATTTTTAGCGATGTAATGCTCGATTTGCGGCAGTAAATTTGCTTCTGGATACCAGTTTAACTGGACCTGTAGCAGTTTTTACCACATATCCTTCGCCGCCCTTCTCACCACCAATTGACTGTTCTACGTCACTTGGGTGAGAATCAAATTCATCTACTAACCAATCCTTTAACTTCATAACGCCTCTAATAAGTGTCCACAATGCATTTACGCCCTTCTTATTTTCTTTTAAGTAGTTTGCAATATTAGCACGTTTCTTATCGGTTAAGTTTTCTGTGTTTAGCCACTGTTCGAAGTCGTTGCCTAAGTTTTCAAGTCCTGTATCTACACTGTTATTAATGTACTTGTAGAACAATGCGTGAATGTTTGCAATGCCTTTAAGGCCACTTGGATCAAACAATGCTTTAATTTCGCCTGCATGTGTGTTAGCAAATGCTTCTAGCTTATCAATTGGCTTAGTATTAATCTTTGATGGTGTTTGCACATGCACTGGTGGAATAACAAATACGTCAGTACCTTGCATCTGCTTGATTGCTTCTTCTGTTGTATTAAATTGATCGCCTATGTACTTGTGTACCACAATGCCTGTCTTGCTTTGACTAATGCGCTGTCCTAGCTTAGAGTCTTTATTCACTTCGTAACGTACTACGTTAGGCTGGAACACGAACTCATTGCTTACAAGCGGTGGAGTGGTGTAATACATTAAGTCTCCGCTCATCATGCCGCGGAAGTCTTTTGGGGTTGCCTTTTGATATTCATTAAATATGTCCATCATGTTAGCAACAAACTGTTTACGGCTATCGTCCATTGGTGCCTTGCGATTCGCAAACATCTTCCCTAGTTGTTTAGCCGACTTAGCTTTGCCATCGTAACCTTTGGCTGCATAACCCGACTTGTCAGTTAAGAAGAATTGACCACTGTCGTCTCTGCCAAATACTATAGCAGGACTGCCATCCCATTTAATGGTCGTTTCTCCATGTGCGGTGCCTTCGGCAAACGCACGTAAAATCTTTATTGCTCTGTATAAGCCACTTGGTCCTTCGTCTAACACTAGGTCCTCAAGGTGGTTCATATCTCTTAGCTTGCCTTCTGTTATAAACGCAGGCTCTTCAAATAGTGGTGTGTAACCCATATTAACCATCCTGTCACGTAACCGTGCAAGGAAGTACTCGTCTGGATCATTTGATTCGTGTACTGCTTCATCGTTTGGCATTGGTAATTGAACGCCGTGGTGTTCAGCTAATGTTGCTGCGGCTTCGCCTATTAATGCTTCAATCTTTTCTGGTTGGTCTTTATACTTTTTATACACATAATCTAATATACTTTTTACACTTAGGTCCATCGGGTTACTGGAATACCCTGGCAGTAATGTTCTTACAATCTCTTTTGGATCCTGTGAAATAGTTTCGTTTGTTGCACGATTAACAAGTCCGGCCTTATAAGACCACTTCATGCCTTGTGCTTTTGCAATGCTTGCCATTATAATGTGACGATGCATACCTTTATACTCGCCTGGCTCACCGCGCATCGACCACGCTTGGAATTTTGGGTTACCAAACATTAAATCTAACTGTGCAAACTCGCCTAGCTCATTGCCTTTCCTGTCACGTATAGGTGTTTTAAAGTGTACGTTATCGCCGCTTAATTTAACCCATTCGCTAGGTGCTTGGCCTTGGCTCTTTGCCCACGCTTTTAATTTGTTTGCAACTTCTTTCTTATCGTACTTTGCTGCATCTACAGCTACGTCTATGTCGCCACTTGATTCTTTCTTACCTGTTGTACCAAGCCACACATCAAGAGGAATGCCAAGTATCTTTTCAACAAAGGCAAGTGATGGTGCAATACTATCCTTTGGAATACGTACAGTCATTGGGCGTTTGTTGGTATCTTTGAAAATGTTGCCACCTTCAAATAACTTATAGTATGTGGTTACGCTCATCTAGTAGATACTCTGTACAGGTTCTTGGCGCCTTCAATTTCTTCCTTCCTGAACATCAGCGGTTGTAATGCTGTTGATCCGGCTTGATCTAAGTTAAACAATGATTTCAGATCGCGTTCACTTGTAATTTTCTTATCTATTAGACGCCAGCTACTTCTTTCGCCGATATGCCATCTTGACCATTTACCTTTGTGCTTAACGAATGCTACGTTATCTCCGTCACCGTCTCCATCTTTCTTATGTCTAAGACCATTTGGTGAATGTACTAGTGCTCTGAACTCGTCGTCAAATACAGCGGGGGATGATGGTAGATTTGGATCACTCATTATTTCATCAATAATAGCGTCACGAACATCAACATTTGGCAAGCCAACTTCATCTTTCTCGAGATGCTGTTTAATAACAGCTAAAGTATCTTCATCATCTGCGTATGTCTTAGGATCAGCTTTTAAGAAATCTTGTAGATCTGTAATAAGGTCGCTAACATCCATGCCAGTTTCTGTTCTCTCAGGAACTTCTGTTGTTGGTGTCTCTGGATATTTCCTGCCGGTTGCGCTCGGCCTTTCATCTCCTGGCGCACCAATGTCTTCTGGTTCTACGTCATATTTTTTGACAGTTGCGGCAGTCGCTTCTTCTTTGCTCTTGCCTTCTTTACGCTGAGCCTTATAATATTTCAATGCAGCGGCATTAGTGTACTTAGGCGAGTGTTTTAATGTAAATGCTTTACCAATGATATCAGTTAGAAGTTTACGTACCTGACCACTTGATTCAATTTCTGATGGGTTAGTGCTTATTGTATTTAATAAATCTTGTATAGGCTTAGCAAACAGATCTGCGTTGCTTTCTAAATCAACTTTGGTGCTCTTCGCCAGTACCGCTATTACGATATCGTTTATCTGTTCTTGCGGTGCATCAGCAACATAATTTGATAAAAGTTCCTGCACGGCAGTAACAATCTTAGGTACATTGCGTTTTATAGCTTTCTCTTTATCCATTTGCTTGCGCTCAACGGATTGTCGAGACATCCACCCGCCAAGTTTACTTACTGGACCTTCTTCGACTATAAACTCATTTGCTCTCATTAACTCGTCCTAGGCTTCTTTTGAATTTTAACGAGTCTTTTTGTTTGATTGAATTTAGAAGCTTGCGGGTTAAATCCTCAACTTCTTCTGTAGTGTAAGTTTCTTCCATTAACTTAATTAAATTAATGGCACTAGCAATGATATTTTCGGCACGATTTTCAATCACATATCGCGAATCTCGCTCTGTGTGCATTAATTCAAGTTCTTCTAAGATACTTCGTGTGTGCTTTTTCATTGATATAAGATCTCGTTATTACTACTATTTATGAGTAAAATCATATAGCCCAGGTAAGGCCTTGTGCCACGAAATACCACGTGTGGCTGATATTTCATCTAAGTAAGATATGTACTCATTGTTTTTCTGTTTTTCTGTAACATTATTTTTTAAATACGATTCAATAACATTCCAAATTTCAAAATCGTTGATGCCGACCGCCCGTTCCAATATAAAAGCTGACAATTCAGCATCAGCTTTTTGGATACTAAGAATATCGCCGCCGTATGATATTGGGCCAGCGCATTGAAAGTTTAAGGATACGTGATCACCTTGGGCGTTTGTATTTAAATTCAACATCTTCCATTTTATTAGTTGATCAATTTCTAGTATATTATGAACACCAACTACACATGTTATATCAATGATAATATTATAGTCTTGGCTGTTTAATACTCGAACTAGTTCAGACACTGCTGACCATTTACCAGGCCAACGTACGAAATTAAATGTCTCACCTATACCGTCAATACTTAACATTATTCGAACTAATTTTGCTTTTTTCCAAAGACTTAATACTTCAGCTGACGGAATTACTGTACAATTAGTGTTATACGAAATTTCGACTTCACTTAGTCTTCCGATATCATCTAATCGTTTTAATACTCGAATATGATCAGTCGTTAGTAATGGCTCACCGCCATTAAAATATAATTTCGATAGGCCTGATAAATCAATTGATTCCCATTCGACATTATTTAATGTGTTGGTGTACTTCTCTTTTACTCTATTATTTTTATCTAGATTATCAAACGAGTGTTTTTTTATTTCTGTCATCCATTTGCTACTAAAAATAGGACCACATGTAATACATGCTAGGTTACATAATTTTTCAGTATTAAAATCTAACGTTTTTAATTCTATTAGTTCATCCAATGCAACATCATTATTTTCAAACCAGCGAATCGATTGTGCTCGCCTTGAATATGCATGATCATTGCGCCAACAACTATTACATTGTTTGTCATTATAATTGTCAACGTAACTTTGTCGTTTAGATTTCAATACATCTTCTAGATCGTCAATACTAACATTATGCGTGAGCGCATTTTGACAACAGAAACCAACGTGTACTAAATTATCAGGTGCCTTTTCGATGTACAATCCTTTCCATACATCAGGACAATATTGTGATTTCATAATTATTTTTTGATTTTATTAAGCAAAGAATTCAACTTAGCAGACTGTACATCGCCGGGTGCCGGGCCGTCTTCTGTGGAAATAGTTGATTTTGCTTTAATGCTGCTTAATATATTAGAAGGTGAACTGCTATGGCCCATGCCTGGCTGACCATTATCTACAATACGCAAAGTATCTACGTCAAAGTCTAGATCAATCTTTTGTCCTACACCTGCTGAACTACGTGTCTTCATAAGCTGCAATTGGTATTTGCCGCGCTCACGCATCGCACGTGATGTGAAGATACCAAATACGTTATCAGCTGTATTAATCTTAGATATACCACCCGAGATCATACTGTGATCGAATTCTACTTCTTCAACAGCCGACCTGTTAAGCTGTGACGCTGTTACCATTACAATGTCAAGCTCTTTGCCAAGGTTGCGTATTTCTTCTGATACATACTTGTCCTTAACAAACAAATCACTTGGGCTAACTTTAGCAGATACAGGCATTAACAAGTCAAGATAATCAATGCACATAAAATCAATACGCCCACCTGTCTTAACTTGCAATTCTTTAACAAATGCTCTAATATCATTAATGTTGCTTTGTGCTGGGAAGTATTTAATCTGCAAATTACCTGCTGCTTTAGCTTTCATCTTAACTTTCATTTCAACATCATCAATGTTCCTGAAAATTGATTTGCTTGGAGTGCCGGTCATCATGCTATCAAGTCGCATTGCACATAAGTCTTCACTAAGTTCAAGTGTAACGAAGATACCGTTGAGTCCTGCTTCAACCCAGTTAACTGCTAGGTTCTGCATGAATAATGATTTACCCGAACCCGACCCACCTGCAAATATTTGTAGTTCGCCCTTGTTGAACCCACCGTATAACTTGGCATCCATTGTTGCCCAGCCAGTACTTGTCTGACCGTTGTTATCTTTGATTGCTTTTAAACGTGCCTTGGGATCTTCAAAATAGTTTATGCCCATGTCTTTAGTAAGACTAATTTCTACAGCCGCTTTTACCAATGGTAATACAGGTTCAAAATCACCCTTCTCAAGTAGGTCTGCAGATGTTAGTACTGCACGTTCAAGCTCTTGTCTCTTTGTAAAACCTTCAAACTCTTCAAAGAACCAATCGTAATGTCCTTCGTTAATCTCTTCAGGTAGTGCTTCAAGTTTAACATTTGTCATTGCTTGAAGTTGTTTTAACTCAGGTAACGTTCCGTACTTGTCGGAATGTTTCTCTATGAACTCAGCTGCTGGTCTTAAGTCAGGATGGAAGTTTTCAACATTAAAAATGTTTTGTACGCGCACAAATGTCTGTGCGTCTGCAATCATCATCTCTAGGAATAATTTTTGTATATCGTATGTATAATCAGTCATGTACTTTTGTCTTTATCTTTTTTCTTTTTATAAGGTTGTTAATCATAACCTTTGCTCTTACTTTACTAGATGTTTTTGCATTAATAATACTTAGTAGAGCACCGAGTTTACCAAATTCTTTTACTGCGTCATTCACGTCTTTAACGTGCTCTGGCCACTCCGGAACACTTATGCTGAATCCTGCTTCTAGTGCTTGTTCAGCTAATACAAGCCCTGCCTTGTCTTGATCTGGAATAACTATAACTTCTTTGCCTTGCCGGCGAAGTATTGATGTTTGCTGTTCGCTTAGTTCGTTGTGTAATACTGCTGTACCACGCATACTAATAGCACAGAACACACCTTCCATTACTAATATGTAATCCCAGTCTTCCTTTTGCATTTCTAATCCGAACACATAGCCCGGTTGTTGATGTTCATTCAGGTACTTTGGAAACTTATCATCTAAGTAACGTGACGTCCATCCTACTACATCTTCGCCGTACATATATGGTATTAATATGCGCTGCTTATTACGTCCTTGTGCTTGCGGTGTAATTTTAAAAGGATAATCGTGATAGTCTAAGCCACGCTCGTTCTTAATGTAATCAATTGCCCAATTATCGCATGTCATAATGCTTCGTGCTGCCGGTGGGAGTGTTTGCTTCTTAAAGAATATGTTGCGTTGAATAACTTCGTTGCGTGAGTTTGTGCGATCCTTTGCAATATCATAAATCTTCTTGTTCTTTAAGCTATCTAAATTGATCTTTTGAATTACATCCGAACTAACACCTAACCATTGCAATAGTTTCTTAGATTTTAAACTAAGCTGCTGTCCGCTTACAAAGCGTGTTTTGAATCCGCAGTTAAAACAATGATACGACCAATCATCACCATTGAGAATTAGCCCACCACGTTTACGCTTATCGGGTGTTTCTCCGTTGTGTATACAACACGGTGCATTAAATGAGAACCATCCGCTTGGACTCTTCTTGGTCCTTGGCGGTAGGTACTGTAAGATGTCGATCATTCATTAAGTATAACAGAATCTATCTTGTCAATCAAGAATTCTGATATAATTGCGTGACCTTTTTCATTAGGGTGTTTCTTTGGAAGGAACAATGGATTCTTACGTGGCTTGTCCCGAATGACTAGCATTTCGAGTGCGGACGATGATTCTATTAGAGTTGGAACCTTAAGTTTATGCTGACGTGTAAGTACATTAAACTGTAACATCGAAATATTATTTCTTGCTGCAATGCCATCAAATGCTCGCACTATAGTACCATAATTAGTTTCGCGCCAATCGTTGCAATCGGATAGGCCATAATGCAACTTATGTAGATCGCGCCAATGATCCATACGGCCTTCTTCACCACGAATATCAAAGTCTTTCTCTATCCAAATTGAGTGTACGTAACGATGTGCATCGTGTTGGCCTGTGCGCTTAGACTGTAAGTAATTGGTATTGTACCAGCTCATGCGTGATTCATCTGTTAAGCCAACAATGACTATGAAATATCTTCGTATGTCCATCCATAATGGTTGGCTACTAATCCTGGAAATGCGTGAGATGTACGGTAAGCATCGTTTTCCTTTTGAAAAGGTTCTATGCCTTTGCCTTCAAGTGCTGGGTCAAGCAACTCATCACCACGCGTCCAACTACACCCAAATGAAACTAAATTCTTAATCATATCTATTCCTACGTTAGCACTATTTATTAGGTGATATATAGGGTTATAATTTTAGTGGTGCCAATTACCTGTGTTGGATTAGTTCTATTGTGCCTGCGGTTGTTGTAATACTAAACCTAATGTAAGGATGATAGCCATCAACACTAAATGCATGTAGATCGCTTGTTACGATGTTTTCAGTTTGGATTTCGTACCACATACCATCTATGTCTGCTGCGCCTTCGACAACAACATCGCCGCTAAATTGATCCATATCAATTTGGAATGTGTGTAAGTCTGTGTCGTCTGTATTTAAAACACTTGTAACAACGGTTGGACCTGGCTGCCCGTCTGGTATTGTAAGGATTTCGCTTTCAATAAACGAAGGCATAATGCTATCTACTACGTCCATAACGCCGCGTCCACCTGCGTTATCGTCTACATATACAGGTTCGTATGGTTTGCCGGTGGATACTTGCTCCACACTCCACCCTACTTTACCCGGGGCAATCAAATCTAGTTCTTGTTCTGAGAGAACCAACTTAGTCTGTCCTTGCAATTCTTGTACCATTTCTAACGGCTTTTCTAGTAATAGCTTGTTACCATTATGTGATATTAAGCGGCATGTAAATTCCATCCCGGTAACGTCTACACGTTTCTGATCCTGGTTAACAAACTCTATTAGAATCTGATTATCTGTACCCCTGTGGGCTATTAAGTTTTTTGTGTACACTTGACGGAACCTCCTGCTGAAATAAGCACCACTGGTATCTAAAAGAATAACCTTGTGGCGTTGATGATATAAATATATTTTGGTAGAGTGCATAATATATATTTATGGAAAATAACAATAGCTTATTTGAAAAATTAACAGAAAAATATCCATTCCTTACGGTATGTAGGTACGCTGACGAAGAATTTGTAGGTATTGTACAGAATCGCGATAGTGCTATTACTAGTTTATATAACTTTGGTGCATTACCTAATACAGAGCTTAAAGAACTATTCTTAGAATTAGGCGAGGTATGGTGGTGGGAATCGAACAGATCCATGCCAATTAACATATTCCTTCGTCAAGAATGGGCAGTCTTTAAACCGTACACTAAGACATTTACTAACAAATCACTTGAAATACTAAGTGGTCCTGCTACCAGCTTAAATGAAATTGTACATAAAAAGAAGAAACGCAAATCGATTACTCTTGTGCGTCGGATGGATTCCTAGAAATATAATCCTCTAAGTATCGGTCAAGCATAAAATAAGGGAATTGCAGTTTAATTAACTGGTCTTGATTATGTGCAAATATAGGCGCACACCGCTCAATAACTTCCTCCTGGTCCATTTGCACTAACTTCATAGCTTGGTCCATTGCAGTTTTCCATCTAAGATGATTGTCTGAAATTGAGTCGTACGATTCATCTATGATGCCATCAAATGTTCTAAAACCAAGTTTATGTAGTCCTTGTAAAAAACCCTTCACACCTATTATAATAAAGAGTCTGGCAGCTATCATTGGCTTAGCTGTTTTCTCAGTTGGAAAGACAAATGGATTAGTATAAATAGTTTCACAAATTATACTGTATGCTGTTTTATTGTAAACCTTAAATGGTAATACTTGCGAGCCTACCATTTTGTTTCCTCTGTACTCTACGTTGGCACGGCCTGGGTATACCGACACACCTTCCTCCCAAAATATTTCACTGGAATCTCCATACGATTCATTAAACACAGAACCCCTAGCTAAAAAGGTTGATTCAAGAAAATTCGGATTGCCGTTAATATAATCTTTTACAAACCGCCTATGCGGTTTTTCTGTTCCGTACAACACCTCAAATGGGATTTCTTTTTTGCTAGTTGTGTCAATTTTAAGATCGAAAGATTTATAATCATTGAGATAATAGCTTGCTGTTGACTTAAGCCAGTACATGTCATAATGTACGCTTGCATGTTTTATTTCAAACGACGGAATGAATCCAAGAAAGAAAGTATAATTAAGTCTGTCTAATTTACGTATTATAATTTCAATCTCGGAAGTGCCTTCGATTGATACGAAAATTACTTGATCTGCAAAAGACAAACTTTCTAATTGCTCAATTATCTGAGTTGGCGGTAATACAGTTCTGTAATCATACTCGACTATTGCAATCTTCAAGTCGGCATTGGAGTCTTGAAATGTAGCGAAGTCTCTTGTAGTAGGAGGGAGATTGTGAAGATTAACAAAACCATGGAATACAGTATGTGGATAGTTCACGAGATAAACTAATGTACTCATGCCATAGTATCAATTATGTTCATGTGTAGAGTGACTAACACTGCATAGCTAACAGAATGCGATTGCTTAAACGCATACCCATCTTCAACCTTATCCCATATGGTTTCTGATATTTCCTTCCAGGGTTTACCTATTAAGTGCTTCTTAGCAGGTCTTAGAGCTGCTATAAACATGGCCATGCGTGGTATAGTGTCTGGCATGCATTGTGCCACTTGCGTAGGGTAGTTCGCAATGTGTACTATCTGCTCAACGAACTCGCGTTCTTTTAACCGCGCCCAGGGTGGTGTACGATTTAACATTTCTTGATAATGTGCTTCGTCTTTAATATGTTGGTATACAGATACATTCAGAAAGTCAATTTTAAAGTAACCGCGGGCGTCTGCTTCTTTAAAGTGCAAAGAAGAAGCATCAAGCATTGGGTCATAAGGAACAGGCTGTACGTAGACACCACTGTTGTGACGTTCGGGTTTTCCCTTGTGTAACTTCCGCGCTGGTGTGTGCTTAATATGCTGTAGTATATCAAGCCTGTTCGCGAAATCAATGTCAATATCAGCTGACAATATGTTTACCTTCTTTAATTCGTTTAGCTACAATGTCTGTTACCTTTGACGCTTGTTTAAATGTCATATTGCCAATATCAATGTTGTAACGCTTGGGCTTGCCATCATCATTTAACCTCGCCCATGTCTTTTCTTCCTCGGTGAGGCTGTTGAAAATACGTTCTTCCTTTTCCCACGGTAACTCAGGTAACTCCACTACAAACGCACTATAAATCTTATCAAATATTTTTTTACCAACCGGCATCATGTAATATATCCTCAACGTACTTAACGTCTGCTACTTTCTTTTCGAATATTGGCGTCCAATGATCAGGATCAATTACTGTCCAAATCATTCCCATTTGTTCTGTTGACAGTCTGCTCAAAAACTCTTGCCCGCTAAGTGACTGATAGATTATCCAGGGACTTATCTTACCTGTTATTATAGCATGACAGAGTCTGTTCTCGCTACCATAACGCATAATATCTTCGGGCTTCATGCTCTTTTCTTCGCCCCATTCCAAACTATATTCAACTGCCCGTGTTAATGCATCATTAACATTCTCCGTCTTTAATGCCGAGTCTAAGAAGTGTGTATAAGTTGCGTCGGTTGCCCATTTATCTAATTTGATTCCGGAAGCCACTACCCAATCTATATACCTGTCTAGCTTAATACACTTTGTATTGATGCAATAGTTACCGAACTTCACAAAGGCAGTGTAGTACGGACTTGTTGCAAAGTCTTCAAATGTTCTAGTCTTTGTTCTATCTTGATTGTACTGATAAAACTTAACATACGTATGCATACCAAGTGTCACACCTTTCTCATCCTTGGCTTTCCATCTGCGTTTTTGCTCGCAGACATGTATTAAGAGTGTTCGTTCACTCTTAAAATCTTTGTGACAATACTGGCATGTTAGCGTGTCAAGGTTCGCCGTGGTCTTTGACATATTGGTTTAATTCTTTTTTGGTTGTTAGTGTACTTAATGTATCAATATCGTCTTCCTTCATTGAAGGAAACAATTCAAGTAGTTTCTTTTTAATTGGAGCAGAAACATTCTTAGGTTTAGGCTTTTGTTTAATCCATTTATGATGTTGTGTGCCTGCACCCGGGCTGGCTGCTGTAAGCATCAACCATTGTAGCTTAGGATGTTTAGCGAGGTCGAACATATTCATATTAGCATAATGATTTGTGCTTGCTATATAATAGTGTTCCATCTCAGCTGATGATTGTACAGATGCACTATATTTTAACATCAGGAATGGACTAAACTTCTTCTTTAATTCATCAGACAAGTTGTCGTAAAAATCTCTGTCTTTACGATCCATTGCTGATAGTATTTGATTTAGTGGTATCTGCGGTGCTGCCATTATATTCTATTAACCTTAATCAATTTTTGTATATACAGTGTATAGTACTGCTTAATTGCATCTATGTCAAAACCTGTAACACCAATCTCATCGTATAAAGATTTTACATAATCTGCTAGTACGTCAAAATTATGTATCCAGCGATCCGAATCCATAAGATGTATTACTTTCGAAGTAGGAAAGATAGTCTGCAATTTATTAATCTGATCACTATCATGTGCAATTATAAATGTAAAATACCCTAAGGCATTTGCCTCTTTAACTATATTATTAATTGTCTCGCCGTGCCTTGCATTAAACCCGTAGAGCTGGAAGCATCCAAGTTCCAAGTCATTCCAGTTATCCTCAACTTGGTTAAGCCTATGAATCAATTCAGACAACGTATCTAACTCGTTATTGATCTTCTTCAATGCAAGATTTTTATCTTGAAGTACTGCGTTATCACCTAGTCCTAAACAGTTAATAATAAACTTTCCGTTTGCGCCAAGCGGGTAACTAATTATAATAGTCTCAGACATGTTACCATAAATTGTTGTAATCAATTACTTCACAGTTACGTGAAATCTCTTTAATGAAATACACGCACTTTGGTTTAGGACCTTCCTCAATCGGTACTGCAAGGAACTGTCCATTCTTTAGCTTAGGTGCGTACCAGTTTACTTCACTGTATACATCTATAATTTCAATCAATTCAAATGTTGGTCTGAATGCCGACAAGCTGTTAAATTGAAATGCTTTAAAGTCCCTATCGTTAATGGAGGTGAGCGGCAATGTTTCGAGGTCGCCTACTTCATCTTCACCGATAATAATCTCCCAGTCTACTGGCATCTTAATTTTATGATTGCCTATCTTTAATACTAGTGCTGGACTAGTAAAGCTCTCGAGGAAGATTAACGGAATGTACATAAAGTCTGGGTCTGATGGGTTGCTATTATCAAGTATAGCAAACCTCATGTCGTCTATCTCTTCTGGGAGGGTGTTAAGTTCAAAACTTGTATCGTTTAGTGTGTGAATTCTCATAGTTATATTATATAGCCTTTGGCTGTGTTTGTCTAGCTTTTCATTAAGTAGAATGTAACTAACTTATCGTCTACTTTAAATAGTTCGTTGCTGTAACGCAACTTTCCTTTTTTGGCTGCATCCGTTTTTGCTTTGACGCTCGCAATGCGTACCATCTTTGGTGTAATTCTTAAAACTCTATATACTGCAAGTTCGTGGCCTTGCCCGCCTATGACAACGTCGCCGGCGTTAATAGGCTGCCCAAACAGATCCAGTGGTTTACCTTTATCGGCCATTGTACTTTAGTTTCCAGAATGTAACGTGTTCATCCTTTAAATATACTGCAAATCTAAATTGCGTTCTTGTAAGAGAAGGATCTTCGAATCTCTTTACATACAAGCCATCGAACGAATTATCAATTGCCCATTCCACTTCTGGCCGACCCCGTATTGCATCAATGAATGCCATCTCGTGCTCGTTAAACGATGTATTAGCAGGTACTCTGTAATCCTGATCAAACACGGTAGAGTCTATACTATCTGCACAAACAGGAACTAGTGTATACCGATGTGATTCAATTGCCATTGGGTGTGCTAGTCCTTCCATACAATCAAATCTATAGCTCGCTTGTGATCTTTTGTCGCCCACTGCGATATTGAGTTGTGGCATACTATCACGTGGTTCGATTATACGATCCTTTGTGTTAATATGTATTACCTCCGGACCATACGGGTGTGCAAGAGTTGCCATTACAAGTATCTTATTTCCAATATATCTTCTCTACTTTAAATGGATACTCAGCTTCTCTATAGAACTGCTTACGCTTAGTAAGATGTCGTTTCGAAAACTTGCAATTACTTGTAATATCGTACACGTCTGCATAATCTTTGTCGTCTGCTACACGTAGGCTTCGTCCTATGCTTTGTATTACACGCACAAAAGACTTGCCTGGTTCAATTAACACAAGGTTAAAGATGCGCGGTATGTTAAGTCCTACGGCTGCTACACCATACGTAGCAATAATAATTTTGTTATCTACATCTGCGATTTCATCGTATTCTTCTTTGCGTTTTTCAACTTTTACTTTACCTGTTACCACAGATACACGATCCGGTGGTAGGCGCAGGGCTAGTTCTTGTGCTGCGCCAACCCTGTCTACCAGTACCAACGTATTGCCAGTCAATGACTGGCTTATAATCATTTCAGCTATATGATCTAGCCTGTCGCCGTCTGTAAGCAGGTATTTTAATTCTGACTGATAGTTGCCTAAGTCTCTATTGTCTTGTAGCTGCTTAATGTGTACGTGACAGTTAGCAAGTAACCCTTTCTTCTGTAGCTCTGCCGCTGTTACCTGTCCTATTACTTTGCCAATGCTACACTCAATAGTCTTAAACTCAAATGCTTCTTTTGGTATTGTGCCCGTTAGGCCCCACCTTAAAGGTATGTGTGCCATTGGATCTGTGAGCATTGCCTTTAGTGCGTCTGCCTTAGCACTATGGACTTCGTCTACAATAACGCAATTTACACCATCTATAAAGTCTTTAAATGTAAGCTGGGCTTTGCCACTCTTGGAATCTTTAAACAGTTGGTTAAGACTTTGCCATGTACAAATGGTGTGCGTCTTGTTCCACTCTTTTCTATTACCGTAATACACACCAACGTCCAAGCCCATGTTAATGTAGTCTTCTTCTGTCTGTGTTACAAGTGATTTGTTAGGCACAATAATAACACTCCTGCCGTATGCCTCTGCGAACAAACTAAGGGCGGCAGTAATAATTGTCTTGCCTGCGCCAGTCGCTATTTCCTGCATGGACTGTGGATTTTCAAGGTAGTTGTTTATTGTTTCAACTTGATGATCGTTTAATACAATGGGTTCGCCTTCAAAGCGATGTCCTTTCGGCCATGTAATATGCGAGAATGTATTTACATCTACTTTCGGAAATTCAAAGTATGAACTGTAGCTGCGGCGATCGTCTATTTGTATTTCGTACCCTTCGTCTATTAATATAGGAAGGATTTCTTCTAGCATGTTTATATATGTTCGGCCACTGAGTTGGAAGAACGCTATTTTGCCATCCCATCTTCCAAGTTTAACCGAAGGCAGGTGCCTAGCATAAGGCACCTGGTACTTAAATCGTTTTACTAATTTTTGTTTTGTAGTTAAATCGAGATTTTCTATTTTACAATTGACTTCATCAGTTATTAGTATTGTTGCTGTCGTCACGTTTTCCCTGCTATTGAAAGATATATTACTTTGTCTGCTGCAAGAGCAAACTTACCAATCTGATCCTGACTACGGAACAGTTCGGCTATAGGCGTTGTCGATATTAACGTATTATACCCTGCTGCGAGCAATTTGTCAACCTCGTCGTCGGCCCATTGTGTGTCACTGTCGAAACGTTTAACATTAACGTCCCAGTTTGCAATCTCGTCTAAGTCTGCAAACTCTTCTGGTATTGGTGGAACAGCTCTGTTCCAGCCTGTTGACGTATAAAAAACTACCTTGCGCCCACTGTCTTTTATGTAGTGTCTTAATGTATCAACTCCTGAGGAATCCATAACGTCATGCTTAACACTAGGTGATATACTGTTAACATATTCTGCAATGTATTCCAGCGACGCTGGCGCTGCTAAACCCATAACAGTGAACCGTTCAATGTTAGCTATTGATAGGTCAGTAGGATCAATTGTTTCTAGTGCCGGAAGCATCGATTCAACAATGTGATTGACATATAGTCTGTCATTGACTATACGTATGCTTGGTGTCCAGTCTTGCTTTGACCCATACGATTCCATTGCAATCATAAGTGCTACTGCTGATTTATCTATTTGCACATTGATGTCCTGGGCGAACTGGAATATCTTCTTAAACAAATATACGTTGAATGGACCAGACCAAACCTTCTCGGAGTTATCCCATGTGAAGTTATACTTCTGTCCGTTGCCGAAACTATTTAAGTTGCCGCGATTTAAATGATTGCCTGCATCGTCGTGTACTATTTCACGAACATTTTCGATCTGTTTCTTGTTGAAGTTGAAGTAGAACTGTATCTCAGTTGTGCCATCTTCTATCTTAACTAGTTTAAGGTAGGTGTTTTGATTTAATGTATCAAGTTCAATGATACCATTTTCCCACGGTAACTCAATTATATCTCTGTACTGTACACCAAGCTTCTTTAACTGCTTCCTGTATTTGTGTATAATCTTTTCATACAGTTCATTCTGACCTTCACTAAGCGGCTTGTCCTTGGACAAGTACTTCACATCTATGTTAGACATAAACCGTAAGTCATACCTGTTAAGCCGCACCTTGTTCATTAGGTCGGCGTGCAACCTATCACGATTGTGTGGAAGTATAATCTTCTCAATTACAGGTTTTGGTTTGGCTGTCATATTAAGTATCTCGTTTAGGTTTTGCATATATTAATTATAGCACAATTTTCAAAGGAAAAAAAGCCCCTTTCGGGGCTTTTGAGTAATTGGACATTTTACAGGAGTTCAACATGGATATTAAATGCCCATTTTCTCTAAACTTTAAGAATTTACCTTCTCGTATTGATCATATTCGTCTTCGTAAATATCAATATGCTCTTCCATATCGGTTACTGCTACAATATGTCTGTCATGTACTTCAGTGACTGTTACTGTAACACCACCCGGTAAGTACTTTAATATATCATTATGACCAAACATTTCAATCTCCTTAGAAGCTGTTCTTCATTACAGTTGATTCGGCTAACCGTTTCCAGTTATCAGTCATATCAACTAAGTCCGCGATCTTCACTGCCATACGCAATGATAATTCACGTAAGCGTTCCTGGTTCTCTTCCATGAATGCAACTATCGTATCGCCTTCATTCTTCTTAAAGCGGTAATGGCTGAACAGTTCGCCCGTGTTGTGGATCTGCTTAATACGTAACATGCGATCTCGCATCGTATTCATTGTAAGATCCAAGTAATGACAACGTGACTGAAGGGCTTGCAAATGATCTTGCAGCTTCTTGGAGCGGATATTATCAAACTGTATGTTAGTGATAAAGATCACGCTACCTTTAAAGTCGAAGTTATCTGGGATACCTTCTGCGCGAAGTGCATTTGAATCTAAGTTCCAACATATTTTGCGGCGCTTGCCACTGTCCAGTGCTGCCTTCAGCAAGTTAAGACTCAAGTCGTCCATCAAAATTCCGTCACAATCATCAAACACAATAACTTGATTTGCATCATTGTTATTGTAAAGTTTAATGTACAAACCTAGTGCCGACATCGCGCCTTTAACAATTTCATACTTGGGTGGGCGGTTAGCAACTTGATCAAACAAGTGGGCTCTTTCCAGCTGACGGATTACACCGTATGATTTACCAACACCAGGAGGTCCTACAACAATCATACCGCGTATCTTAGCTTCAATGGCAGCGGCAGTCATTTCCTCTAGTATTTCAAAGCGGTCTGCTATACGCGCAATAACCTCTTTGTCAGTTTCTACCTTAACTGGCTTAACTGCTTTAGCCACTGCCTCAGCTACTGGAGCCTTTTCAGCGGAAGCATAGCCTTCTGGGTAAACAACATCTTTTGGATTTTGTAGAATAACGCGGATCTTGTCACGGCCCTTACCTATCTCAGCGTTTGGGCGGACAGTAATTTGAAAACCCTTCTTACACTCTTTAACATCTGTAACGAGTTCGAAAGTTTGATTATGAACTTCCGCGCCACGATACGTACCTTGGTTTATTGTTACTTGCATTTTTGAACTCCTGTTAAGTTCGGATTAATGTAATATGTTTTAATTGTTATACTAAGTATAGCAAATCTAGCCAAAAGGTCTACCTTTGCGGCGAACTCATTTTACGGGTAAGCTATTGATTTTATTAAGGTTTGGAAAATAATTGTAAACTGTTGTTTTTACTAGGGTTGTAAGTTATTGATTTTATTAGAGTTCAAAAAAATACCCGCATAAAGCGGGTATTTTGGTGGGTGTTGCGAGATTATATAAGCTCACCATCAACTGGATATACAATACCTGTTACCAGTGGTGACGTTTCAGTTACGCCAACCTGGGTGCATGTAAATATAGTATATAAGTTATTGTTTGCTGAACCTAGTGGGGTAAAATCAGTATTGCCTAAAAAATGTATTCTGTACTTCGCTCCGACTATCATATCAGTTACCGGAAGTTTCATATGTCCTGGAATGTCAAATTTAAGTTCTGGTAGATTCCAATCAATTGTCATGGTTGAACCATCCTGAACTCCGTAGTGCCATCCATCCTCTGGTTCAACTGCATCAATTAATGTGCCATCTAACTTTATGTTTGTTTTTAGTGAAGGGGCAAATTGCCATAATGGATCAAATGCTGCAAGATCATTTGGAATGATATTGTTTGCTGAAATCCCGGCAATATACGCTGTGCCGCCAGTTACTGTAAACGAACTCGGTACTACAATGCCATACATTGTATCAGGTACATCAAATTGAAATAAAGTTTCAATATCATTGGTCTGGATAGGTGGTAGGCCTGCTGTTGTTGGTACAACACCATTGAAAACTGTTGTTCCATTAACAACTGCGTGAATGGTAACAGTACCCGCCTCTGCGTATGCTTTACCAATAACTTGAATTGTACGTAACGCCATTGTGTTTCTCCTAATATTTAACTTTATTTATCTACTTGCCGTTCTATATCTAATTCTTCGCATTGGCTGCCAAACTGTATTTCTACAAGTAATAACTTATCGGTACTATTATTACGAAGTTTGTGCCAGCAACCCACAGGGATTGTAATAATTGAATGCCTTCCTAGTTCTTGAGTTATAATCTCTGACTCTAAGTTGGGCTGATATTCTACCGTTGCTGTACCCCATGCCACAAACCAGTGTTCGCTACGATGTTCGTGTTTCTGCATACTAAGCGATTTGCCAGGTTCAACTCTAAGATTTTTTACCTTTGAATAGTTTATCTCACTGAGGACATTGTACGCGCCCCATGGTCGATCTGTAACTTGTTGATGTCGACTAAGCCAATCTACTAATATCTCAGACGAGCTAGTTTGTTTTTCAGTGCCGCCAGCACCAAAATGAAATTCTACTAACGGATCTCCAGCATACTTCATTATTTCCATGATGTTTCCTTCGTCCCTATCGCCACCGTTATAGAAATGTATCGTATAGTCTGGCCATTTTTTCTTAAGAATTTCTATTGCGTCACATGCTGTGCCGTCATCATCGTTAAACTTTATAACTTGCTGGACGTCTTTCATATTATTAATGATAGCTGCGCGTTCTTTCCATGTCAGGAAGTAACTACCTTTCTTACGCACCAACCAATCGTCTGAATTCAATGCAACAATAGTATCAATGTGATCACCTAAATCAGCCTTTGCTGCTTTTAACAGGGCAATGTGTCCGGAATGTATTGGATCAAATCCACCCGATACCAATCTAATATTTTTATTGTTGGCCATAATCTCTATTACTCTTGTCAAGCCACGGTAACACTAAATCACACTGCCTAACATAACCGCAGCGATTAACACTTTTTTCTGCACTTGCTGGCAGTAATCCTTTTTCTAAGAGATCGTGCCAAGTGGTAGTACGGGGGTTCATTGGTTTATGATCTGATTTGTATACTATTGCATGTATCCACGGATCTTCAAAATTCTTTTTAAAGAATCCAGTGTTGCAATCGAATCCCGACATCGCAAGCATATGAATTAAACTCACTAATGTATAATTAAAGAATTGGCCGTTTGGCTGATCGAACTCTTGCTTATGATATATAACATTTGTTGTCTGCGGTACTATTATACATAGCATTCCGCCAGGCGTTAACATATTATAAAAATGCGTAAGGGTCTTAAGTGGGTTTATTGCATACTGGAATGCATCGTGACACCATAGTATATCGTATGCTGTTTTATTAGCAGGTTTAAGTTCAAAGTCACGTTTAATATATTGAATATTCTCGTAACGATCTGCGATGTTTAATTTCGGCAGGATATCAATACCAGTACATTTAATGTCATATGGTACTGAGGTACCAGCATCATCATTGATAGTACGTGATGCCCACCACTCTAAATCTTGGCCTGTGCCGCAGCCTATGTCACATACGGAATCAACACTACGCATGAAATCAACATAGCCACCTAATAGGTCAAGCGTGTCACGTGCATGCCTATGACTTGCGTTAGTCGATGTAAAAATAAATGGATTTATTAACATTATACACTTATATCTTCAAGACCAGCTGTCCGTAAACGTGTAATATGGCCTAGTTGGAAGTTCTTAGACTCTAGTGCTTTCATAATACCCAGGAACTTATTCCGAAGTAATGCAATTTCGTTTATTAAAATATCTCCATCGATTACTTCATCTTCTGCATCTGAATATATTTGTGCATCTCGGCTTGACAGTGCTTTACCGTACCCCTCTAGATATTTTTTATAATGTTTGTGGCGGGTTTTTCTTTGTGTGACATTTAGAAAATTAAGTACCGCTTCAATTTCCTGTAACTGATTAAATCGATGCTCTGTAATACCCGGCAAGTCTCGAAGTTGTTTTTCAACACTTCCAGCAATTCTAGCATCACGCCGAGCATCTTCTAACTCGGTTTCATAATAAGTAATAAAGTTAGGAAGTAATGCTAAATTTGTAACAACTTTATTATACCTTATCATTTTTAACAGCCTCCGCCATCAATGTCGCCCCACTCGTCTTCGATTTCTTCATCGTCGAAGTGCTCGTCATCTGCATATTCTCGCAAGACTGACTTTAAATCGCTGTCTACTGCAAACTCCATAATATCATTTGCATCAACACCATGTTCTAATAAGACATGTACGAAATCTGCTGCCGCGGCCGTTACGTCGCCGCCCATTAGATGCGGTTTCAGCTCTTTCCAAATTTGTAAATGTGTTTCTATATCTTGTTCCAATGTTTCAATCTCCTAGCTGTTTTGTTTTATATATCTTTATAAAACAGTTCTTGTATATTTTCCGGGTGTAATGCAACCCACTTGTCAATATGATCTGCTATTTCTTGTGTATGTATTAATCCAAGTGCATCTGTTACACATTTAAACTTTGTTTTTATTACATCTTGTAACAGGAATGAATAATCAGCTGCATCAATTAACTCTTTCGACAAATGATAAACTAAAATACCATTGTGTTCGATGCTGTATTTACGAATAAGGGCCGTAGTCTCTTTTCGTTTTTCAAAATCAGCAACCGGATCAGGACAATCTCCATCAATGCGAAACCAATTTGCTGCTTTTAGTTCAGCTAATGCAATCTGAGTCTCAGTATCGGTATATGCAACTAAAGTTATTGCGTCAGTAGGCAGGTCGATCCCTGCATTGCAAAATAATTCAACATTGTTTAATCTATGCGAATTGCCATTCCACGGAGAGCTTAGTGAGACTTGTTCAAATTCTCGCCATTTAGAATATTCAGATATATCCCATTGCTTGTCGATCTGATCGGCAACATCATTCCCAAGCGCAAGTTGCAAACTCCAGAAAAATACGTTTCCCCCGCAACCACCGCTATAATATACATTGTATGGTTTCATTTATAAAATAATTCTTGTATGTTTTCCGGGTGTAATGTAACCCATTTGTCTATGTGATCAGCTACTGCTTGAGTATATTCTAATCCAAGTGCATCTGTTACACATTTAAACTTTGTTTTTATTACATCTTGTAACAGGAATGAATGATCAACTGCATTTATCAATTGCTTCGATAATGGATAGACGTCCATATTATTAAATTTAACGGCAGACTCATGCACCCTTGTTATCACATTCTCTCTAGTCATTGATGACCAGTCGGCAGGATCATAAAACCATTTAGCGGCTTTCAATTCTGCTAGTGCAAGCTGAGTACTAATATCCGTATATATAGTTAGTGTTGTTACATCGACTGCATGTGCTACATTTCTAACATTGCAGTTTAATTCAACAACGTCACTATCAACTAGGCGTTCCGATTGTCTCCAACTAGAATATTCTGGTATATCCCAGTTCTTTTCAATGTCTTCTGAAACATCATGCCCAAGTGCCAAATACAAACTATAATAAAACATGAAGCCGCCGCTGGCACCGCTATAATATATCGCATACCGCATTGCTTATCTTAACGAAGACTACCATCAATGTCAGACAGGTCTGTTACTTCATCTAAGTCTATGCCTGCTTCAAGTTCGGCTTCGTCTGACATTGCCATGTCTTTCATTAATCTATCCAACATGCCGTTTTCATTCCTTTCCCATTTCTTACGGAAGGCTTTAATTTCTTCACCGGATTTAGTAGTATAGATATAACTGTTACCTTGCTTAACTAACAATTCTTTTTGTTCAGCTAAGTCAAATAGACCACTGTACGGGTTCATACCAGTCTTATAAGGAATCTTAACCTGAATGTTTTCAAATGGTTTTGCGTAACGTGTTTTCATTACTTTACAGCCTGCACGAATACCGTGTACCGCTGTAGTCTTGTTACCTTCTTCATCTTCTTTAAGTTTCATTTTCTTCATTGCAATTACTATTGATGATGCAAAGATAAATCCGCGTCCACCACTAATAACTTCATCTGGGTTGAACATGTCTTGACTTTCGTATGTGTGATTGGTTGCTACCAAACCTACATTGTACGCGCCAAACATATTTACAGTATTGCGAACAAGTGCTGTAAGTGCTTTTGGTTTACGTCCAAGATCACCTTTCATGTCGCCCGCGTCAAACTGCTTAACGTCTGTAGGTGTAAGTAACATACCTAGCGAATCGACTACAAATAAAACTTTAGGACGATCTTCTTCGTCTAATGCTTTATAGTCTTTCATGAATGTGCTGATTGTTTTGGCTACGTCATCAATCATTGACATTGATAACTTAATTAACTTATCTTCGCTTGTGTCGACGCCAAGTGCATGTAACCATGTTTCGTCGAGCGCGTTCTCGCTATCGATAAGAACAACAAAGATACCTTGTTCTTGTGCATTCTTAACAATATTACCAGATGCAAAGTAACTTTTACCTGCACCAGACTCGCCAGCGAAGATTGTTACCTTACCAAGTGGAATACCTTTATTAAAGTCTCCACTAACTAGATAGTTAAGTGCATAACTACCTGTTGAGATCCAATCTTTTGGATCGTGAAAGCCTGTTGTCAGGCCGTCAATTGATTTTGTGATGTCTTTGCGAAATTTACTGACATCGAAGGGCTTAGTACTCATTTATTATTCTCCTAAATTAGTATACCTTGAACTAGGGTGGAGAAATCCACCCTAGTAGGTTCTTGATGTCTTACTGTTGACGTGAACGGATCATCTTCAGAATGTCTTGCGCCTTTTGTGTATTAGGTGCTGGAGTGTCTTCAGACTCGGTAACCGCTGCGGCTGCTTCTACTGCTGGTTCAACGACTGGTGCCGTTTCAACAACTGCTTCAACCGGTGCTGCTTCAACCGGTGCTGTTACAGGTGCTGTTACAGGTGCTGTTACAGGTGCTGTAGCTGCTGGTGTTGCTGCTGCATCATCATCATCAGTTTTGGTCTTAGCCATGCCAGGTGGTGTAAAGTATGCGCCCCAACGTGCTGGGTCGTATGGTTCACCTTCAACAGATGCTTCAAACATCTCACGGATAACTTTCTGAACTTCTTCAGTTGGTTTAGGTGGAAGGAAGTCAGCAAGATTGCTGATACTATTAGCTTCAATAGCTGCTAAGTCGTCATCAGTTAATGCTGTTTCTTTACGTGCCCAACTTGAAGTTGTGTAATCTGCGTAACCGCTTTTCATCTGCTTTTGAATACGGAAATCTAAGCCTGCGTTACTATCAGTAGGCAAGTTTTCAATTTCAGGATCCATTAAGCTGTTCTTAATTAACGTAAAGATCTGTGGGCTAATCATGAAACGACGAATTGGGTTTTCTGGGGTCTTACCATTCATTGGGTCCTGGCGTACTAAACCTTGAAACAAGTATGTACGTTTCTTCCAGTATTTGCGACCCATATCTTCTAATGAAGGATCTTTAAACCAAGTACGAACTTCGTCTAAGATTGCATCTTTTTCGCCATACATTTCCATGCAAGGAACTTGCAC